GTAATCGAGGTTCGAGTCCTTGATCGGGAGCAAGGGGCGCCGCGCCCCTCACAACGCGGTCCCGGGTAGCTCAGTTGGCAGAGCGTCCGACTGTTAATCGGCAGGTCGCAGGTTCGAGCCCTGCCCCGGGAGCCACATCATCACCGTCCGCCGGCCGTTTCGGTCGCGGCTTCCGTTTCGGGAGAAGGAACCACCATGGCAGGCAACGGCCCCGCACCGTCCGCGAAGCGCTCACGAGCTCGCGACACCCCCACGCGCGACATCATCAAGTCCGACGGCAAGCTCGGCGGCTTCCCCCTCCCTGACGACGTCCTTCCGATCGACGAAGAGACCGGCATCCGGGAAGAGTGGCACCCGCAGACGGTGCGCTTCTGGGAGAACTGGCGCTCGTCGCCGCAGTCGACCCGGATGATGACCGACCCGGACTGGGACTACCTTCTCGACACCGCGCTCATGCACCACATCGCGTGGTCGTCCGGTGGTCGGAACAGCGACCGGTTCGCGGAGATCCGCATCCGTGTCGCCGCGTTCGGCGCGACGCCGGCTGACCGTCTCCGGCTGCGCCTCGAGGTCGAGGTTCCCGAGGAATACGCGGTGGGCAACGCGAAGAGCGCGAACGTCACCAACCTCAACGACCGGCGCCAGCGACTCGGGGGCATGTAGCTCATGCCCCGGCGTCTGTTGCACGCGAAGGGGCATGACAGGAAGCGATCGCTCGGCTGGATCGCGACGTGGTGGATCGAGACGTTCGTCGTCCACGGACGTGGCGGCGCGCAAGGTTCGCGCATCCAGTACGGCGACGAGTACACCGGCTTCATCGTCGACTGCTACGCGCACGACGCCGCCGGCAAGCGGTTCTACAACTCCGCGTTCTTCTCCCGCCCCAAGGGCACCGACAAGTCGGGGCTCGCCGCGGCGCTCGTTCTCTTCGAGGCCTTCGGTCCGGCACGGTTCGCCGGCTGGGCGAAGGGTGGCGAGACCTACGAGTTCCTCGGCCAGACGTACGAGTACGCGCCGGGCGAGCCGATGGGGAAGCCCGTCAAGTCCCCGACGGTCAAGATCATGGCGACCGAAGAGGGTCAGACCGGCAACGTCTTCGACAACATCTACTACAACCTGACCGACGAGAACGCTCCGCTGTACGCCCTGAAGGCGAGCTACGGGGTCGACGTCGGCAAGACCCGTGTGCTGATCCCGTTCAACGGCGGATCGATCACGCCGTCGACCGCCGGCGCGGCGTCGAAGGACGGTGGCCTCGAGACCTTCGCGGTCTTCGACGAGACCCACCTGTACGAGACGCCCACGCTGCGCGCGATGTACGACACCGTTGTCCGAAACCTGTCGAAGCGACGGGCCGAGGGCACGTGGTTCATCGAGACGACGACGATGTACGAGCCCGGCGCCGAATCGGTCGCCGAGGACACGTACTTCCTCGCCGATCAGATTCAGGACGGCAAGGCACGCCGGCCGCGTCTGCTCTTCGACCACCGGTGGGCCGACGTCGCGTCGCTGGACAAGATCAAGGTCGACGACCCCACGAAGCGGGGCGGCAAGCGCATCGAGACCGAGGACGAGTACATCGCGCGCCTCACCGCCGCGTTCTACGAGTCCTTCGGCGACGCGATCGCGTGGAACGACCCCGAGGGCATGCTCGACGACCTCTTCGACACGCGCCGCGCCGAAGAAGACACCATCCGGTACTTCTTCAACGCGGTCGTGGCGGGCAAGAACGCCTGGATGAAGCTCGCCGACTGGTCGAAGATCGGTCTGCAGCAGCTTCTCGCCGACGCGAAGGCCGCGGGGGACAAGCTCGGGTTCCGCCCGCCCATGCGCGGCGACGAGATCGCACTCGGGTTCGACGGATCGTTCAACTCCGACGCCACGGTGCTCATCGGATGTCGGATCAGCGACGGATACGTCTTTCCGATCGGCATCTGGGAAGCGCCTGACTCGAAAGAGGCGAAGCACTGGCACGTCGACCACCAAGAGGTCGAGGCCAAGCTCGCGGAGACCTTCAAGAAGTTCAAGGTCGTCGCGTTCCTGGCCGACCCGCCCCTGTGGCGCGACTACGTCGATCGCTGGGAGACGAAGTACGGGCCGGATCTCATCGTGAAGGCGACCGAAGCGAAGCCGATCTCGTTCGAGACGGCGCAGCACGTCCAGATGGCGAAGCTCGTCGAGCGCACCGAGACCGCGATCAAGTCGGGCGACCTCCGACACGGAAACCACAGCGTCCTCACCCGGCACGTGCTCAACGCGCACCGGTGGAAGCGCTCGGCCGGCGACGTCATCGGCAAGGACCGCAAGGGCTCGTCGAAAAAGATGGACGCCGCGATCGGCATGTGTCTCGCCGTCGAGGGTCGCGCCCGCTACCGCAAGCAGTTCAAACCGCAATCGACGGCCGTGCCGAGGCGCGTCCGCTAATCACACGAAGGGGGTGGTCGTACCGTGCTCAGCGAAACGGGTATCCCCGGAACCGACGACTGGTGGCTGGTTCGTCTCTGCAACAAGCTCGGAGAAGGTCTTCCCCGGATGGGACGACTTCAGTCGTACCGTGACGGCGACGCTCTGCTCCCGGACAACGCTCTCGACGCCGGCACCCGCGAGTCCTACCGCCGGTTCCTGCGCCGCGCGCGCCTCCACATCGTGGAGACGCTGCGCGACGCACGGACCGACCGGCAGGGCGTCGTCGGCTTCCGCACCGGAGCCGCCGGCGACGACAACGGCGACATCGAAGCGTGGGAGAACTGGACGCGGAACCGCATGGGCATCCAGTCCCGGCAGTTCTTCAACGACACCGCAGACTTCGGCCGTGCGTACATCCTGCAGATCCCGTCCCCGACGGGGATGATGTGGACGATCCGCAACGAGTGGACGACCATCTCAGAGCAGGACAGCGTCCGCCCGTGGCTCACCACGGCTGGCATCTCCGTCGGCTTCGACGCGATCGCCGGCGCGGAGATCGTCACTCTCTTCCGCCCGGGCTACTACCGCATCGCCTGGCGCCGCACCTCGATCCCCACGCTCCCGCAGGACGGCACGCCGTGGGCGTCCGGCTCCGACTGGACGTGGATCGGAGACGCGGTGCTCACCCCGTGGACGCCTGACGCGCTCCTGGTGCAGAACCGCACGACCGACGGCTACGGCATCTACGAGAAGCACCTCGACACCGTCGATCGCATCAACGAGATCACCGTCAACGCGATCTCGCTCATCGTCATGCAGTCGTTCCGGCAGCGCGGCGTGAAGGGCAACCTCCCGACGACTTACCCGGAGGGCCACCCGAACGCCGGGCAGGAGATCGACTACGACGAGATGTTCAAGGCCGGCCCCGCCGCCCTGTGGATGCTTCCGAACGACACCGAGATTTGGGAATCGGCATCGACCGACGTCACCCCGATCTACAACGCCCGCAAGGAGGAAGTGAAGACGCTGTCTTCGCTCACCCGCACCCCGCAGGACATGTTCGACGGGGAATCGCAGAACCAGTCCGCTCTCGGCGCGCAGACATCGCGCGAGCCTCTCTTCTATGCCGTGAAGGCCATGAACGAGCAGCTCGACATCGCGCTCGGCCAGGCGCAAGCCAACGACTTCGCCTTCCGAGGCGACGAGGTCCGCGCCGACGCTTCCAAGATCGAGACGATCTTCCAGAAGATCATCCCGGCCACGATGTCCGAGAAGGCCGAAGCCGCCGCGAAGTACAAGAACGGCGGGGCGACCCAGCGGTACATCGACACGGAGGTGTTCGAGATGTCGCCGCAGGAACAGCGCCGCGCCGCCGGCGATCGCGTGGACGAAGCATTCACCGCCGCCCTCGCGACGCCGGTCGCCACGCCCGCGCGCGTAACCACCGGAGCGCAGGATGGCGACTGAGCAGCAGAAGTACGAGGTGCTCGTCGACCGCTACGCGGCCGAGCAGGCATCCCTCATCGAAGCTCTGCTCCGTCTTCTGCTCGGCGTCTGGTTCCAGTTCGGCTGGTGGGGACGCCCCGACATGGTGAACGCCGCGGCCGCGGCATCCGCCGTCCACGTTGACGCCGCCACCCGGCGAGCTCGACGCATGTCGCGGGCATACATCCTTCGGCAGCTCGAACTACTCGACGCCGCACCGACCGAGCTCCCCGACATCGAAGACGCCTACCCGCGCTCCGGTATCGAAATCGTCGAGGTCTACAAGCGGCCCGCACGGCAGACCGAGCACCTGATTCGACAGCGGATCAAGCGCGAGCCCGAAACGGCGACGTGGTCGGTCACCGACGACGAGTGGAAGCGATTCGAGGAACGGCTCACCACCATCGTCAGTGACGACCTCGCCGCCGTGGCGCGCGACGAAGCGCAGAAGGTGATGCGCGCATCACCAAAGATCATGGGCTATCGGCGCGTCCTCCACCCGGAGTTCTCGCGGACCGGCCCCTGTGGTCTCTGCATCGTCGCCGCCGACCGGTTCTACACCAAGAGCGAGCTCATGCCGCTGCACGGCAACTGCAAGTGCACGATCTCGCCGGTGACCAAGAACCAGGATCTCGGTCTGAAGCTCAACGCCGACGACCTCGCGCGCCTCTACGCCGCCGCCGGGTCGACCTACGCGGACGACCTCAAGCGGATCACCGTCGAGGTACGCGAGAACGGCGAGCTCGGCCCGATTCTTACCCGCAAGGGCGAGAACTTCCGTGACGTCGCCGACGTCAACCGCGACTCGAAGCGGAAGACGTACCGGAGCTTCAAGCAACCGACGCCGGCCGACGATCGCGCGAAGTGGGACGCGATGCGCGCCACCTCGGAACGCTCCGTCGAAATCCTCGAGGCCGCGAAAGCCAACGGCACCAATCTCGTCGACATCACCGGCAGAGGCGCACCGCCTGTCGCCGTCAAGGACATCGACCAGGCGATCCGCTGGCACCAGTCGCTCATCGCGCGCGCCACGGCCAACGCCGCCTGACCCCATACCCCCTGCCCTGATTCGGGGCAGGTTCCACCTTCCGATTCGGAGGCTCGTTCACCATGTCCGCAACCACGCCCATCCGCGTTCTCGGCCCCCAGTTCGCTCCGTACTGGCACCGACCGCACTTCCGCTACTTCGCACCCGTCGAGGGAGCCGAGGGCAAGCCCAACGAAGATCCGAAGCCCGACGACAGCAACCTTGGGTTCCCCAAGGACACCCCCGTCGAGCAGATGAAGCCCGAAGAGCAGGCCGCGTACTGGAAGAACCAGTCGAAGACCCAGCAGAAGGCTCGTGAAGAAGCCGAGAAGGCGAAGACCGCCTACTCGAAGTTCGGCACCGTCGAAGAGTTGCAGAGCGCCGCGGATGCCGCGGAAGCCGCACGCATCGCCGCGCTGGACGACAACCAGAAGGCGATCGAGGCCGCGAAAGCAGCCGCGAAAGCCGAGGCCGTCGCCGAGCACGGCAACAAGCACCTCGGCACGGCCGTGCAGGGGCTTCTCATCGCGCTCACCAAGGGCGCGACCGAGACCTTCGATGACGCATCGGCCCGCGTGGCCGGTGCGATCGAGTTCGCCGATCTGACGAAGTTCGTCGGCGAGAACGGAGAGCTGGACGCCGCAAAGGTCCAGACGTTCGCGACGTCCATCGGTTCGACGGGCAGCGGCGGCACACCCTCGCAGGGCTTCCAGCTCCACGAGGCGATGCAGCGTCAGAGCACTCCTGCACCTGGCTCGACCGGTTCGGTCGCAGCGATGGAGCAGGCGGCGTACGACCGTCTCAAGTCCAATCAGTAACCCAATCCAGGAGGAAAATCATGACTGATTTCTCGGTCACCTCGGGGATCACCGGTGAGAACCAGGACACGCGCTGGCGTGCATCTGCTCACGGTGAGGACGCTGCCCGCCCGGGCCAGCTCGACCCCACCAAGTTCGTGTCCGGCACGCACTACAACCTCGGCGGACGTACCGACAACGTCGTCCCTTCGGGTGTGGCGCTCGGCCAGATCACCGCGACGAAGCTGTACGGCCCGTACGACTCCACCGCGAACGATGGCCGCGAGAAGCTCGCCGGCTACCTCAACAACAACGCAGGTGTCTCGCTCGGCGCGACCCCCGCGACGTCGAAGCCGACATGCGCCGTGCTGAAGCACGCGCTCATCAAGGCTTCCCGCCTGCCCATCCCCGCACAGCGCACGTCCGTTCTCACGGCGACCGCGACTGGCTCGTTCACCTACGTGGAGGACTGACCCATGCCGTTCACCAAGAACTTCCGTACGCCCGCCCAGCTCACCGCTGTGGCGCGTGCCGCGTTCCGCGCTCACCTCGAGAAGTACAGCACGGCGACCCTGCTCCCGTCGCAGGCGAACTACACGCTGGACTTCACCTTCGGTGCCGGCGACGACGTCCTGCCCGCAGCGGCGTCGTTCCGTTCGTACAGCACCGAGTCTGAGGTCGGCACGCTCGTCGGTGGCGAGACCCGCCAGGGCAAGCTGCCTCCGATCTCGATCCGGACGCACGTCGATGAAGAGCAGCAGCTCTTCATGTACAACAACCAGGAGGGCATCGGCGCCGCGTTCGAGAAGCGCGCTGTCCGCAACGCCCAGGCCGTCGGTTCGCGTATCGTGCTCGCCCAGGCCGAGGCCATCCAGGATGGCAAGGTCACGATCGCAGAGCGCAACCTCGTGCTCGAGGTCAACTTCGCCCGCAAGGCGGCGCTGACCGCGACCGCAGGCACGCCGTGGTCCACGACCGCGACGGCGACGCCGCTCGCAGACCTCGAGGCGATGCGCAACGTGCTCGGCAAGCGCATCGTCAAGAGCATCGTCTCTCAGCAGGCGGCAACGTACCTGCAGACCAACGTCGACCTCATCAAGACGGCGCTCGGTCGTGGCACTGACCTGCCCACCCGCATCTCGTGGGCGGACGTTCAGGCGGTGTTCCGCGACTTCAACGTCGGCGAGCTCGAGATCAACACCGAAACGGTCGTGAACCGTGCCGGTGCTGAGGTGCCCGTGTACGCGACCGACAAGGTCGTGATCCTCGCGGGCACGCAGGTCGGCAGCACGGAGCTCGGCGTCACCGCCGAGTCGCTGCGCGCCGACAACGGCATCTCGCAGGGCGAGGCTCCCGGCCTCTTCTCCGGCGCTTCCGAGCAGGACGACCCCTCGGGTTACAACGTCCTCGTCTCGGCGATCGCCCTCCCGGTTGCTCGCGCGACCAACAACACCGCGTCGCTCGACGTCTTCTGACGCTGACGCATCCGCATAGTGGGGCGGCATCCATCGGGTGCCGCCCCACCTGCATGCAGAAAGAAGGCCTGCCATGGGCAACAGCAAGAAGCAGTTCCTGACCGGAACCGTCCACCGTCTCCACGAGGGCGTCCTCGAGTCGCACTACGCCGGCGAGGAAGCTCCCGAGTGGGTGACCAACCCGAAGGTGCTCACCGACAACGACCCCAGCGGGGCGTCGGCGACAGATACCCCGGACCCGGCAGGCAACACGCCTCCCGCCGGCGACAAGGGGAAGAGCGCCGACGAGACGGTCGACGACCTCACCGATCTCAACGGCAAGGCGCTCGCGGAGATCGCCGGCGAGCTGGGTCTGAAGAAGACCGGCTCGAAGGCCGCACTCACCGCAGCGATCCGCGCGAAGCGTGCCGAGTCGGCACCCGCACCCGACGCCGAGGACGCAGAGCGCACCGCGCTCATCGAGTCCCTGAAGACAAAGGGCATCGAGGTCGACGAGAACCTCACCGCCGCCGAGCTTCAGGCTCTCGCCGAATCCCAGGAGTGACCGATGGCAACGCTTCCCGACGTCAACATCGCCGCGATCCCGAACCACTACGCGGGGGACACCTCCGAGTTCGGTGATGAGTTCCTGCAGGGGAAGCTCGACGAGGTCGTTGACCAGATCAACGTCCGGTGGGGGACGATCGTCGAATCCCGCCTCGCGTCGGGAGCGTTGCCCCCTCGGCTCTACCGTGCCGTCGTCGTCCGAGCCGCAAGCCGCGTCTGGGACAACACGGAGGGCTACAAGGAAGAGCACGAAGGCCAGTACGGCTTCAAGCGCGACGCGATGGTCGCGTCCGGCTACCTGTGGTTCACGGACATCGACGAGAAGGATCTCACCGGTAGCGTCGCGCCGAAGCCCCCCAGCGGGCCGATCGGCACGGCGACGATCGGACGACACATCGGAGTGCGCTGATGTCTCTGCTCACGCGGAAGGCACCGCACACCGTCCAGGTGCAGTTGCGGGAGACGACCCGCGACGAGCGCGGTGGTCGAGTTGACGCGAACGTCGGCGACCCGATCCCCGTGCGCTGCATGGTCGAGCCAGTCCGTGACTGGTCGTCCTCCGAGGAAGTCGAGTCCCTCGGCCTGCAGGTCGTCGACCTCGCGATCATCCGCGCGCAGAGGTGGCCTGGCGACATCAAGTCGCACGTCATCTTCGACGGCGCGCTGTACGAGACCGTCGGTGCCCCGCAGCGCCACTCGGTGTCGCGGCGCACCGGTCACTACCGAGTCACCGTCAAGTGGCTCCGCGAGCTGTAGGAGGTCCGCATGTCCTACGTCGACCCTCGAGCGGGCTCCATGGCGGCGCAGATCGCCGGCGGAAGCAGTGAGATGGATCACGCCGCGAACCGCGGCCTCCGCGCGGTGCGAAGCGTCGCCGCGGCGCACCGCCTCACCGGCACCTACATCGCCAAGACGTTCGTCGCGACCGTGCCGTCGGTCCTGCCGTCGAAAGTCGGCCCGATCGACGACCGTCTCATCGTCGCCGACGACGACGCGGCCGTATCGATCGAGTACGGCCACCTCTACCGCTTCAAGAACGCTCGACGGGTGCGATACGTGCCCGGACAGCACATCATGGGCCGCGCTCTGGCGCAGATGAGCTGATGGGTCTCTTCGACGTCGAGCTTCTCGACAACGACCAGCTCTTTCAGACGCTCATCCTCGAGATCGCACCTCCGGGTGCGTACGTCGCCGCCGATCTCGACGTCGACTCGTACGCCGAGATGCCGTTCATCACTCACTTCTCCACAGCCGTCCAGGACGCGAACGCGAACGGGCTGTGGACCGTCACCCTCACCGTCAGCCTCTTCGACGAGCCGGCCACCGCGTTCGCGCGGGTGCAGCAGCTCTACAAGGGCATCTGGGGCTGGGACGACCCCACCAAGGGAATCGTCCCCAACATCGGTGCCGTCGAACGCATCGAGCAAGAGCTCTCCGCATTCTCCCGGGTCGGTGGGGAAGCGCAGATGGAGAACAAGACCGCGATCCAGTACACCGGCTCGTGGCAACTCACCGCCCGCAACCACTAATCCCTTCTGCGCCCCTCTCGGGGTGGGTCTGCACACCAATCAGGAGGAAACGTGTCTGTCGACGCAACCAAGCTCGTTATCCCGGGGCACGGCACCGTGTTCCACGCCCCGGTCAACACCAAGCCCCCGACGGGTCCGCTCGACCCGGCGACCGGCTTCAACCTGCAGGCCGATGGCCCCTCCCCGTGGGAGAACCTCGGCCACACGTCGAAGCAGAACACCATCGCCTTCACCAAGGAGGGCGGTGAGAAGGAACAGCTCGACACGTTCCTCGCCGACGGCGTTCGCACCACGACCGGCTCGACCACGTGGGGCGTGACCGTCGCCGCACTGCAGTTCGACCCCGACGTGCTCGACCTCGCCTTCAACGGTGACTTCGACGCGACGACCGGCGGCTACACCGTCGCGACGCCGTCGCCCATCCAGCGGGCGCTCTTCCTGTTCTTCCAGGACACGACCGGTTCGGTCGGCTTCTGGATTCCGAACACGGAGGTCTCCCTCGGCGACGCCCCGTCCGTCGACACCGCGCAGTTCCTCGAGCTGCCCCTCAGCGTCTCGATCCTCTCGGCATCGAACGCGATCATCCCCGCGATCGGCGGTCGCGCCGGCGTGTTCCAGATCTTCAAGTCTGGCCTCGTCGCGCCCACCCCGTAAGCCCCAAGCCCGTCCCCCTGGGTGCAGTGCCGCAGACCCGCCCAGGGGGACGTTTCCCTCATCGGTCTGCAACGCATGAAAGAGGTCTGCCATGACAACCACCCCGCAGGATCGCCGGTCCCCGGCACCCAAGACGGCCGCGAAGCCGCGCGCCACCAAGACCGCGAAGCCGGAGCAGATCGCGCCGCCGGTCACCGACTCGCCCGAGCCGACCCCGTCCGAGGTGATCGAGATGGAGCAGGAGCAGAAGGAGCTCCGCGAGGAACTGCTCGCCGACCTCCCTCCGCTGCGCCCCGCGATCACGTTCCGGATGCGCCACCGCAACGACTTCCAGAACCTTCTTCTCGACGCGGCCAAGTCCGGCGCGTTCGACGAGGACACCGAAGGCCCGCTCGAGTACGACGAGACCCGCAAGGAAGACATCGAGCGGCTGCAGAAGCTCAACGAGTTCGTCGCTCAGATCGACGAGTGGGCCGAGACGATCGCCGAAGACCCCGAGGCGTACGCCGTGTGGGCTCAGGGCAAGACCCACGACCACTTCATGGCTCTGTTCATGCAGTACCGGGACGCACTGGGGGAATAGCGCAGCTCCGTGAGCTGATCGACGAACTCGATGCTCACGGGGCGCTCCGCGCCGATCTCGCCCAGTTCTATCACGGGCTCAACATCGACGACGTCTGGACGGGCGCCGTCGATGTCCGGCACGTGATCTACCTCTCCGAGCACCTCGTGCTCAACCCGCACTCGCGCGTCTACGCGATCCGCGGTGGCTCTCCGGAGCTTCAGGGATGGGACGCCGCGACGATCGTCGCCGTCCGCACCCACAACCTCATCGCCTCGCTCATTCAAGGGCTCGCCGGAGAGAAAGACCCCGGCATGTTCATCGACTGGCCGGGCGCTGAGAAGGCGGCAGAAACGACGATCCAGCCGAAGACGCTCGCTGAGCTCTTGGCCGGACCGCTCGACAAGTTCATGAAGGAATAGGGGTGACGCGGATGGCTGGTATCAACCCCGGACGTAACGCAGGTCGACTGTCCATCCGCGTCATCCCGAACACCAACGACTTCCGTCGCGACCTGAAGCGTCGCCTCGACATGATCGAGCGCACGACGAGCATGACGGTCAACGTCGGCAAGGCGAAGCTCGACGGCGCGAAGATCCGCGAGGACATCCGCCGGCAGCTCGCGAGCATGCGCGATCTCGACGAGGTCGTGAAGTTCAAGGCGCAGGCCGAAGTGCAGGACGTCAAGGACGTCGTCGCGAAGGTCGGTCTCACGATGGACCGGATCACGATCGAACGTCTCCGCAAGGACGTCGACAAGGCCATGCGTGACATCGAGGTCGTGCTGACTCCGACGATGGAAGATCGCGCCGTCCGCCAGGAGCTCGACGCTCTGCGACGCGAGTTCCACAACGTCTCTGGCCGTCTCGCCCACGACATTCTGTCGGCCGAGGACGCCGAGAAGCTCCGGCTCCGGCTCAACGACATCAAGGACCACATCGACCACGTCGCGCGCGACCGCGAGACGCGAATCGATGCCAACCCGTTCACCGCGTGGGCATCCGCCCGCCTCGCGTTCCTGACCCGACCGCGCACCGTCGAGGTGTTCGTCAAGGTCTCGAAGGCATCCGTCGCCGCCGCGCTCACCACGCTCTCGGCGCTGTCCGGCGCGCGCCTGTCGTGGAAGTGGATCGACGACCTCGCGACGTCGATGAAGAACCTCGACAAGAACCTCCCGTCGATCATCGGCTGGACGACGAGCATCACGTCGCTCATCGGCGCGATCTTCGCCGCCACCTCCGGCCTCGTGGGCATCGGGCAGGGACTCTTCTCGATCCTTCCGGCGTTCCTGGTCGTCCCCGGCCTCATCCTCAACGCCGTCGGATCGATCACCGCACTGGTCGTCGCGCTCCGGAACACGAAGAAGGAGCTCTCGCCGCTCAAGGACGACATGTCCGAGCTCAGCGAGATCATCAACGGCGCGTTCTGGTCGCGTGCCCGTCAGCCGATCCTCGACCTCGTCACCGGGCTCATGCCGCAGCTCCGGAACTCGTTCCGCGAGCTCTCGGCCGGCATCGGAGACTTCACCTCTGCTCTCGCGATCGCGTTCGGCAAGGAGCTCGGCGGCGGCAACCTCGAGAAGATCTTCGGCGGCATCGCCGAGGGGTGGCGCATCCTCGCTACGGGCGCTCCGGCGTTCGCCGGCGCGATGACCTCTCTCTCGCAGGTGGCGGCGAAGTACACGCCCCGGCTCGCGACGTGGTTCGTGCGCCAGGCGAACGTCTTCGACCACTGGCTTGAGTCGGTGTCGACCGACGGTCGTCTCGACGGCTGGATGGACGGCGCGATCAAGTCGCTCTACGACCTCTGGGACGCGACCACCGGACTCTCCGGCGTGTTCGCCGGCCTGTGGCGCGCGGCTGACTCGGCTGGCTCGAAGGGGCTCGCCGGGTTCGCGGACACGATGCAGGAGTGGGACCGCATCGTCAACGGCGCGGACTTCCAGCGCGGCCTCACCGCCATCTTCCGCGGATCGAGCGTCGCCATGGGCGCGTTCGGAGACGCGGTGTCCGCTGTGGGCCGCATGGTCCTCGGACTCGACACATCGATCGAGAAGTTCATCGGCTCGGCCGGAAAGTTCCTCGGCGGTCTCATCGAGGGCGCGGCCAACGCGCTCGTCCAGCCGAGTGTCGACAAGGGACTGCTCGACCTCTCCGAAGGGCTGATCCGGGCGCTCGACGGCGTCCTCCCGCACCTGCCGAAGATCGCCGACACGTTCGGCAACTTCCTCGGCTTGCTCGGCGACCTCACCGGCACCCTCCTGCCCACGGCAGCAGGCGTGCTCGCTGAGCTCATGCCGACGGTCGACAGTCTGATCTCCACAATCCGCGACTCGGGCGTGCTCGAGACCCTCGGCGACGCCGTCATCGACATCGCAGAGTCTCTCGGTCCCGCTCTCGCGGACTTCGCAGAAGCGGTCGGCCCCGTCCTCGTCGATGCCCTCGTCGGGCTCGCCGAGGCGCTCGTCGACATCGCCCCCGTCCTGACGGCCCTCATCGACACGCTCGGCGAGTGGATCGCGGCGCTGGGGGACTGGTCGGAGTCCAACGGCGAGTTCTTCGACGCCGTGCGGAAGTTCCTCGGACACGACGTCGTCGGGAGCAAGGGGCTGAAGGAGCTCGGCAAGCTCGGCGACTTCATGCCGAAGGACGACGGCAACCCGTTCACCGTCGAGGTCAAGTTCGACTTCGAGCGGTACTGGAACGACTCGAAGATGACGACGTCGGAGAAGGCACGCGGCATCGCGAAGGTCTTCATGGATGAGTACGAACGTGTGCTCGCCACCGAGGGCCAGGGTGCCGCTGACGCGCTCGTCGAGAGCTTCCGGAACATCGAGGGCATCCCGCCCGAGGTGATCGCGAAGATCAACGAGCAGCTTCAGGCCGGGTTCGCCCTGCCGGATCTCAGCGCCACCGAGCTCTCGAAGCTCGACACGGTCGTGGAAAAGGTGCGCGACGCCTTCAAGAAGGGCGGCGCGAAGGGCGCTCAGCAGATGTGGGAAGAGCTTCTCGCGACTCCCACCGCCTACCCGCTCACGGACAACGTCCGGAAATGGGCCGAGTCGGAGTTCAAGGACTTCGGCTTCGTGCTCCCCGACCCAAAGTTCGGCCCGAGCGCGGAGGACTCCGTCAAGGCCGAGGCGACGCGCATCAGCGATCGCATCAAGGACGCGTTCAAGACCGGGAGCAAGAGCAAGGCCTGGATGAGCGAGTTCTGGTCGGTCGACGTCCAGACGCGCAACGAGATCATGGACCAGCTCGGCGACCTCGCCGATGACGCGCGCGATGCGCTCGACATCAACCGCGAGGGTCGCACCGGCGGAGGCGGCGGGTTCTCCCGCCAGCTCGCGCAGGGCATCACCGCGGGGCTTCCCGAGCTCGACGCGTCGATGAAGTCCATGAAGGACTCGATCTTCCGCAGTATGGAGGGTTCCGAGTCCTGGCTCACCGCCGACGGCACCGCCATCTCCGGCGGACTGAAGCAGGGCATCGATGGCGGCGTACCGCCGATCAACACCACCCTCGCGGGTCTCGGCGGCGTGTTCCGCACGGCCATGTCGGGCTCCGGCTCGTGGCTGTACCCGACGGGCCTGTCGACGATGGCCGGCATGCAGTCCGGTGCAGTTGCCGGGCGTGCAGGAGTCGTCGGTGCGTTCTCCGGTCTGCGGGCACAGATCGCGGGCACTCTCGCGGGTGCCGGCGGATGGTTCTTCGGCGTCGGTCTGCAGATCGCCAACGGTATCGCCAGCGGTATCGGAGCGGGAAGCGGCGGCATCGCCCGGATGGCGCGTGCGTCCATCCAGAAGGCGATGTCCGAGGCTCGCGCCGAGGCTGAGATCCGTTCTCCATCGCGTCGATCGGCGCGCGAGATCGGTCTGCCGTGGGCGCAGGGCATCGGCGTCGGCATCAGCAAGGGAATCGACGGCATCAGGAAGTCGGCCAGTGCGGCCGTCGACCTGTCCGGCATCACCGCCAGCTCGCCCTCGGGCATTGGCGGTGGAGGCGGCGACACCTTCGAGTTCCACGGGGTGACGACGCGCACAGCCGCGACCGAGATCTCCACCGAAATCGAGAAGACGAAGCGGCGCCGGGTCAACAGGACCGGCGCTCTGAGCGCAGCGGGGGTGAAGTGATGTCCTCACCCGTCATCCTTTCCCGCCCGCCGGCGGCACCGGACGTCCCGGCCAACCCTTGGGGCGCGATGAGCGTCCTCTGGGAAGGCTGGGACGGCTCCGTCTGGGATCTCAACAACCGAGACGGCGGCGTCGTTCTTCTCTCGTCGGTGGAAGGTCTCCACGCACCGCGCATCACGCGCCACACCTCGTCGTCGCTCGCCATCCCCGGCAACCGACTCCGCGGGTGGCACGCCGAGGCGCGCGACGTGTTCTGGCCGATCTACCTCTTCGGCGACAGCTCCGAAGGCTGGCAGCGACGCAACTCGGCGTTCTTCAAGACGATCCACCCCGATCGGGCGGGAACGTGGCGAGTGCGCGCCGGCGGGCACACGCGAACTCTCCGGCTGACCGGCGTGTTCGACGACGCCCACTCGTACAAGTTCGACCCCTTCGTCGTTGGCTGGGCGCGCCACGGGATCACCCTCGAGGCCGCACAGCCGTACTGGGAGGGCGAGAAGGTCACCGCCGGCCCATGGAAGGCACCCGAGATCGGGGACTTCTTCGGCGCGGGCGGTCCGCCGTTCTTCATCTCGTCGTCGAACTCGTTCGCGAAGGCAGTCATCATCAACCCCGGCGACCTCGAGTCGTGGGGCGTCTGGACGGCAGTCGGACCGCTCAACGACGTCGAGCTCGGCGTAGGCGGCGCGGTCATCACGGTCCCGTTCGATGTGCCCGCCGGTCAGGTTCTCGTCATCGACACCGACCCGCGTAATCCCACGGCCACCATGAACGGCGTCGACATGACGACCGCTCTCGGCCTGCAGGAGTACGCGCCGGTTCCCGACGGTGACGAAGTCGAGCTGCACGTCGGCGCGAGCGGCTCCGGAGAGATCCAGTACGACCTCATCCCGCTCTACTTCCGCGCGTTCTGAAGGGCGAGGCATGGACACTCTCAAGTACGTCGTCTACGACAAGGCCGGCACGTTTCGGCGGCAGTTCTCCGGCGTGAGGGCAGAAGTCGAGCCGATGTCGAACCAGACATCGACGGCGACGCTCACCCTCGACGACGACCACGCCGCGCTCCCCGCGCTCACAGCTCGGGGAGCGCGGTGCTCGATCGAGTTCCGCGGGCACGAGCTCTTCCGCGGCAAGGTGACTCGCACTCCGGGCACGGGGCCGAAGGGTGCCGTGCAGATCTTCATCGAGAGCGACATTCGGAAGCTCTGGCACTGGTACGGGTGGCCCGTCCCCGGCGCTGCGATCACCGCGCAGACGTCCGAGTACCGGAACTACTCGGGCCGTGCCGAGTCGGTGTTCAAGACCGCCCTCTCGGAGAACATCGCCCGCCTGGGCATTCCGTGGACAGTCGCTCCGACTCTCGGACGCGGCGCTCTCATCCCGACCGGCTCGCCGGTGTCCTTCCGGTTCCACCCGCTCGCTGAGAAGCTCATCCCCGTCCTCGACAACAGCGACCTCGTCGTCGTGCTCACCTACGACAGCCTCGGACGCCCCACGGTGGACATCCGTGAAGCGGACACCGTGCAGGGCGTCATCACCCTCGGCTCGGGCGTCGTAGACGGCTACAAGTTCTCGGTCGAAGCTCCCACGGCAACCCGCGCGATCGTCGGAGGCCGCGGCGAAGGCGTCGAGCGCGAGCTCGTCACGGTCGTTGACTCCGCTCGCGAAGCCGAGTGGGGCGACATCATCGAGACCTTCGTCGACTCCCGCAACAGCGACGTCGGCACGAACATCGCGCCGTACGGCACGGAAGCGCTCGTCGAAGCCGCCCCGCGCGTCGGCGTTGCCCTCGACATCGTCGAGACGAAGAAGTTCCAGTACCTCAAGCAGTTCCGCGAGGGCGACCTCGCCCACGTCCGCCTCGGGCCGATCGACTCGCTCGAGCAGATCACATCGGTGTCCATCAGCGAAGACCCCGACGACGGCGTACTCGTCACACCACACATCGGATCGGCCGACGTCGATGCCGAGATCGATGTCGCGCTCGCGCGCGCAATCGGCGCCCTGGCCCGAGGCCAGCGCGACCAAGGGAGAAGGTAACTATGGCTATCTCGAGCGTTGGATACGCCGGCACTGTCGGTGACGCCCAGTGGGCCGAACTGGTGCCCCGCGCCGGTGGCGTCTTCTACTCCGTGGACGACTTCGCCTCATTCCGCGTCACCGCCGCAGCCGGCACCCGAATGATCCAGGTCGCACCGGGCACCGCGGCCGGAGCGGGCATCCTCGACAAGTCGAGCGCCATCGAGACCCGGGCGCTGGGAAGCGTCCCCGCCGGTGTCCGCTACGACCTCGTCGTGCTGCGACGCACGTGGGCGACCAAGCTCAGCGAGATCGTCGTCATCCCCGGTGGATCGGTCGCGGCCCTGCCCGCTCGCCAGACCACGCCCGGAGACAAGGACGACCAGCCTCTCGCGCTCGTTCGTGTCGCTGCCGGGTCGACCGCCATCCAGGAAGTCATCGACCTCCGGGTCGCAGTCCACAACGGCGGCGCGGTCGCATTCAACGAGCTCGTCCGCTCGTTCATGACGCAGCTCGGCACAGAGATCCTCATCAACGACGTCATCTGGACGCGCACGGTCAACAGCGCCGGCGTCCCGCTGTGGAAGGGCGACGACCGCACCGACACCGGCTGGGTCGCAGTCCCCAGGGGGTCGAAGTGGGCCGCTGTCTCCGCGTACGCACTGCAGATCCGCCGTGTCGGAAAGCTCGTCGAGATCCGCGGGGCGGTGAAGCACACCACCGGCGCGAACATCGCCTCGCTCTGCACCGTCCCATCCGGGTTCCGACCGAAGACCAACGTGCCCCTCGGTGCGACCCACACGAGCTCCACGTACGTCGGAGACATGTTCGTGTCCACCTCAGGCGTCGTGGCATTCAGCACGGACTACCGATCGGGCTCGTTCGCCGCCGGCTCCGTCGTGATGATCCACGGCTTCTGGTTCCTGGACTGAAAGGCCACATGATGATCGACTACTTCAACCAGGCGCTCGCGTGGAATGAGCAGACCGGCAACACCGTCCCCAACGCGGTCGCACAGGTCTACGCGATGGACGACACCGCCCTCGCGACACCGCTCGCGATCACCGACATGACCGACACGCCCCTTCCGGCGCTCGTCGCCGCGCCCAACGGGGTCTACCCGGCGTTCAAGGTGCCGTCGGGGCAGACGCAGGTGCTCGCCAAGTCCGGCGACGTCATCACCCCGCTCACTTCGCTTCTCGGCGCGGTGATGTCCGTCATCCCTAACCCCGCGCTCGGCGAAGACGGCCAGGCGCTCGTCATCCTCAGCGACGCGTGGGTGATCGGCGCCCCCGTCGGAGGCGGCGGCGGGGGAGTGGGCGGCGACTGGGCAGGCCTCAACACGGTCGGCATCGGCCGCACCGTCTTCATCCCGTTCGGCGGGAGTATCCCGCTCGGGACTCCCGACTACACGATCGTCGTCGAGCTGCCGGAGGCCTGAGCATGGCTGTCACACCTCCCGCCGTCGCCACCTCGGCGATCACGACGTTCACGCCGCTCGCCGCGGCATCGGTGGACGCCGTGACGATGCCCTCAGGCATCGCGATCGGCAACTACGTGGCCGTCTTCCTCCGCTCGCAGGACTCGTCCTACTCCGCAGAAGCCGAGCTCGCCGGCTTCACTCGCGTCGCATCCGGCGCGCTCGGCTCGCCAACGAACCGCTACCAGGCGATCTTCGTCAAGGCGATCCGAACCGCGGGCGACATCCCCGCAGCGACCGTCAACCTCAGCCAGCCGGGCGTCCACTCCGGAGCACGATGCGTCGTCATCGCCGTCCGCATCACGGGCGTCGACCTCGACAACGCGATCGCCGGCACCACGACGGCGCTCGGCACCCTCGCGTCCGGCGTGCTCTCCCGCGCGGGGTTCAACTCCGCGGACCAGGCGCTCGATCTGTTCTTCGCAGGCAGCGAGTTCGGGGCGGGCAACAATCACGCCCCGACAGCGTTTCCGGCAGGATTCGCGACGGTGGCCCAGTCCACGCGCCCCACATCGGGTGATGTCGCTGCAGGCCGCACCTACGCTTACCTCGGAAGCAAGGTGTCGACCGGCCCGATCGCCGACAACGTGTCGATCGCATGGGGGACACCATCCGCACCCGCGGCCATGGGCCTCACGCTCCGCGGCATCGGCGACGGCGGTGGCGGTGACGAATCCTTCCTCACCCCTCGAGTCGTCGGCGCACCGACGTACGCGACGATCGCAGGAGGCGCATCGTCCTTCGCGCTCAGCGTGCCGGCCGGCGTCCGCGCTGGTGATCTGCTCGTCTTCGGCTACCGCACCAACGGCACCAACAGTCCGAGCGACTTCGTCAACGACGCGTTCACCCGCGTGGGCACGCCGTTCCAGCCCTTCAACTCCGAGCAGCGCGTCTCCGGCCTGCAGATCCACCCCGTCGTCAACGCGGCGGAAGAGCCGGCGTTCTACACGTTCACCAAGACCGTGTCGGACACGCGAACCGTCGCCTCGATGCTCATCATCCGTGACGCGGATCTCAGCAACCTCGTCGTCGGCGAATCGTCCCTGTGGACGACGTCGGGCGGGGCGATGACGATTCGTGAGTTCCCGATCACCGATGCCCCCGCGTTGCTGATCGCGATGTTCGCGAACGAAGAGACCGCCGGCTTCCCCACAGCGCCCGTCGTGACCCCCGCGGGGTTCACGACGCGCGTGGTGCAGAACCAGCTCGGCACCCCGGAGTCGCTTCTCGGCACGCGCACGAGCCTGTGGATCGGCACCCGTCCGATCCCAGCGGCCGGGATGTCCGGCGACATCGTCCTCGAGTGGGGCACCAACTCCGGCAACGGCAACAGTGCGTTCGCCGTTGCAGGAAAGCCGACACCGCCCGTGTCTCCCGGTCATCCCGTCATCCTCGGTGACGGACGCATCGGACACGCATGGGTGATGCTCGGCGGTGTCCCCGTCTCTCCCGAGTCGGTGCGCGCGCTCGTCGCGACGTACCCGACAGTCGACGAGGTGCTCGAGGTGCCCGGTCTGACGATCGCCCACCGTGGCGGATCGGTCGACTGGCCCGAGATGTCGCAGTACGCCTACGAGCAGGCCGCGGCGGCGGGGTACGGCGTGCTCGAGTTCTCCGCTCAGCGGTCGAAAGACGGCTGGTGGTTCGGCATGCACGACAACAACTTCGACCGCACCAGTGGCGTGTCGGGGTCGCTCCCGCCGTCGTTCTACACGCAGGCGCAGATCGAGGCCGACTTCAAGAACGTGCTGAACTCCGGCGCGACGCCGCGGCCGTACTTCGGTCTCGTCGACTTCCTGAACCGGTACGCGACCGATCACATCGTGCTCGTCGACCCGAAGAACCAGCTCGGCAGCACCACGGAGTTCCTGAACATCCTCGACGCCCACGGCGGTCCCGACCGGATCATCGTGAAGTATTTCGGCGTCGGGTCGGGGTCGACTGCCCTCGCCGACGCGGCCACCGCGCGCGGCTACCAGACGTGGGGCTACTTCTACGAGGCCGACGTCGCCGACGGCGACCTCGCGGCCTCGCAGTCGCACTGGTCGATCCTCGGCATGAACTGGGACGCCTCGCAGGCGGCGTGGGACGCCGTGAAGAGCTACGGCAAGCCCGTCGTCGGGCACATCTGCGCGACCGCAGAGCAGGCGACGATCGCGCGCTCCAAGGGCGCGGACATCCTTCAGGTCTCCGGCGTGGCATCCGTGCCCGCCAAGTCCTGGGACTGAACGACAGGGGCCGGGCGCTCTGCCCGGCCCCCCATCCGAATCTCAGATGAGAGGGGCGTGCGATGAGCACGATTCTGTGGCCCAACGGCCTCAAGACCAAGCCGTACGTGACGAGTTCGTTCGGGCCGCGCAAGCAGCCCGTCGCCGGCGCATCGACCAACCACAAGGGCACCGACATGGTCGGGTTCGCCACGATCCGAGCGATCGCCGACGGCGTCGTCAAGGTCGTCGGCACGCCGAAGGGATGGTCGGGCGGCGGCGTGCAGGTATGGGTGCAGCACGACGGATTCTTCACCCGATCCCTGCACATGTCCGCCACGCTCGTGAAGACCGGCCAGAAGGTGAAGGCGGGCGACGCCCTCGGCATCATGGGCCGCACCGGCACGGCCACCGACACCCACCTGCACTTCGAGCTGACGCTCGGCACGCTGCACTACAACAACACGGGTCAGATCAACTCCGTCCCGTGGATCACGGCACGCCTCGGCGGCACTTCGGCAGGCAACACGACGAAGGCCGCGATCCGTGGCATCCAGACCGCGCTCAACACCCTCGGCCACGGCCTGAAGGTCGACGGCATCGCCGGTCCCGCGACCGTCGCCGCGATCCGCGCGTTCCAGAAGTCGCAGGGTCTCGTCGCAGACGGTGCGTGGGGTCCGCTCACGAACGGCGCCTACAACCGCATCGTCGTTAGCCGTCGCGCCACGCTCAAGCAGGGCTCGAAGGGCGCGCTCGTCAAGCTCCTGCAGAAGAAGCTCGGGCTCACGCAGGACGGCGTGTTCGGGCCGAAGACGCGCGCCGCGGTCATCGCGTTCCAGAAGCGGCAGAAGCTCGTCGCCGACGGAATCGTCGGCACCAAGACGTGGCAGAAGCTCGGCTACTGATGCGTTGGCTCTACGAGCGATCCATCTGGCACCCGGACGCCATCCCCGAGGACGAGGGAGAGGTCGCGCGCGACCTGAAGCGTTGGGTGCTCCCCGTGGTCGACTTCTTCCTGATCGTCGGGAGCTACCTCGGCCTCAACGGGGGGCTCCCGACGTTCGCGATCGTCTACAACCACACGGTCGCGGCCGTGCTTTCAGGTGCGGTGTTGCTGTTCGCGATCGGGTGCCTCTTCGGTATCTCATTCCCTCGGCTCTGGGCACTCGAGCTGAGCGCCAAATGCGGTCTCGCGTTCGTCCTCCTGACCTACGCGCTCTTCCTCCTGGTGCTCGCCGCTGGTGAGTATCCGGCGCGCGGCTTCGTCGCGGGCGTCACCGCTGCGCTCTCCGTCGTCATTGTCGGGCGCATCGTGTGGCTCTGCCGCGAAGAGAGGCGGCGGCGCATCCAGCGGGAGATCCAGCGGCAGAGGGAGAGCTGATGGAAATTCCGTCGAGCGTACTTCAGATCTCCGGCCCAGTGCTCGTCTTCCTGGGCGTCGCACTCACGGTTTGGGGCTCCATCCGAATGAAGCGAGGCGACAACCGGCTCGCCGCCCAGGCGGCGTCGCAGACCGACATCGCCGCCCGATTCGACGACGCGTCGCAGCTCGCGCAGTACATCCGCGACGAGGTCGAGCGTCAGGTTCAGCCAATCCGCGACGAGATGCAGCGGGTGAAGGCCGAGTCGCACGAGATGCATGACGCAGTCCGCGCCCGCGAGACGCAGCTCTGGATGTGGAACATCCAGGGGCGCAGCGGCCAGATGCCCGAGCTCCCGAATCCCATCCTCACCAAGCTCGGCATCGCTCACCTCTCGGCGAGCGTCGCCGCGCGTATCGACGCTCAGACCCTCGAGTCCCCGTAATCCCTCATCCGTCCCGAAAGGACACTCCCATGAACAAGATCTGGTTCCCCGCTCAGCGGGCCATCCGAACCGCCGTGCAGGTGATCGTCTCGGCATCCGCCATCCTCGCGGGCGTCGTGCTCGTCGCCCCACAGATCCTCGCCGCCGTGCAGGACGTCGTGCCCGGCCCCGTCGTCGCGTGGATCGCCGGTGCGATCGCCGCACTCGCCGGAATCAGCGCCGCGATCTCCCGCGTGATGGCGATCCCTGCAGTCGACGAGTGGCTGAAGAACTTCGGTGCCGGCTCCGCGCCCGCCGTCGTCATCTACGAATCCGTCGACGGAGTCACCGTCGGCATGACCCGCCGCCAGTGGCGCGCCTTCATCAACAGCTCGGAAGACGGGAAGCACTGACCATGGCCTTCACCACCGCAACCAAGGAAGCCGCGGCGCTCGCCGTCTCGGCGCTCGGCAACACGATCAGCCTCCACAGCGCTGACCCCGGCACCACCGGAGCAGGCGAAGCGACCGGCGGATCTCCCGCGTACGCGCGCAAGACGACCACGTGGGCCGGCGGCGCATCCGACGGTTCCGTGTCGGGTTCTCCGGTCGCGTTCGATGTTCCGGCCGGCAACTACGGCTGGATCGGCATCTGGAACGGGAGCACGTTCATCGCCGGCTTCCCGCTCGCTTCGCCGACGGGCGCTCTGCCCGGCCAGACGACGGTCACCGTCACGCCCACGATCACCGTCAACTAGCCCCGGGAGGCGACCATGGCCGCACCTACGCGAGTCAATGCGGCCACGGCCACATCCTCCGGCACGACCGCGGCGACCGCTGACATCAGCGCCGCCGCGGTCGGCTCGTGGATGATCGCCGTCATCACGACCGACTCGAACGGTGTCGGCCCGGCACCGTCCGGGTGGACCGTTCTTCTCCCCGCCGGCACCCAGCAGGCCACCGGCACGCGCCGCACCTCCATCGCGGCCCGCATCAAGCAGGCCGGCGACAACAGCGTCTCGTGGAACAGCGCGGCATCCGCCTACAAGCGGCTCACCGTCTTCCATGGCACCGGGAGCGCCCCGATCTCGGCATGGACGTTCGGCACCATCGGCGTTCGCGCCGCCGGCGACGTCGTCTCCGGCCAGTCTGTCCAGGCGGGGTCGTCGAGCACCTCCGTCGCTCCGTCCGTCACCGCACCCTCCGACGCGCTCGTGCTCTCCGTGCTCGTCGAGGTCTCGACAGCCGTCGGCGAGCCGACGGTGTCCGGCGCGGCCATCTGGCTCAACAGCGGCGACGCATCGCCAGTCATCGAGCAGCACACCATCGCGTACGCGACGCCCGCACCCGGTGCGACCGCTGCGGTCACCGCGACCTACGTGCCCACCCAGGCCAGCAACGGCATGGGCGTGCAGATCGTCATCCCCTCACCGTCCGGCAGCGGCCCGGTCGAGCGCACCGCCGTCGGCACACTCACCCTCTCCGGCTCGGCAACCGCAGTCGTGCCCCGTCGCCCCGGCTTCAACAGCGTCGCCCAGATGCTCGCGACGCCCGGCGCCACGTGGGCGCACCGCGGCGGGTCCGTGAACTGGCCCGAGATGTCCGAGTACGCCTACGACCAGGCCGTGCTCGCCGGCTACGGAGCGCTCGAGTTCTCGGCGCACCGCACGTCGGACGGCGTCTGGGTCGGATCTCACGACCCGTCTCTGAACCGCACGTCGCAGACCTCCGGCCTGCCCAACATCTCGGCGATGACGTGGGCTCAGGTGCAGACCTACATGAACACGCTCACGAGTGCGGGCACGCCGCGGCCGTACTACCGGCTCGACGCGTTCCTGGACAAGTACGCATCCACCCACGTGTGCATCGTCGACCCCAAGAACGACGTCGGGCGCATCGCCGAGTTCCTCGACATCTGTGACGCGCACGGCGGGAACACGAAGCTCGTCGTGAAGTTCTTCGGCGTCGGCAGCGGGTCGACGGCGCTCGCCGACGCCGCCACCGCGCGCGGCTACCAGACATGGGGCTACTTCTACGAGGCGAACATCGGCACCGGCGACCTCGCGGCCGATCAGAGCCACTGGTCGATTCTCGGCATGGAGTACGGCGCATCGCAGGCGGCATGGGACACCGTGCTCTCGTACGGGAAGCCCGTCGTCGGCCACATCGCCGCGTCGCAGGCGAACTACGACACCGCGATCGCCAAGGGCGCACGCATGGTGCAGTGCTCGAACGTCGCGGGCATCAGCGCGGTCGGCGCGACGTCGTTCATCGGCGAGGGGAAGCTCACGCTCTCCGGCACCGCGGCAAGGGCGGTCGGGATCGCGCGCACGGCCACCGGCACCCTCGAGGCGTCCGGCACCGCACCGAGCGGGCTGTCGATCGATCGCACCGCTGTCGCGACGCTCGGAGTCACCGGGTCAGCCGAGCGCACCCTCGCGGTGTCGCGCGCTGCCGTCGGCGAGCTGACACTCACCGGCTCCGGCACTCTCGAGTCCGGCGGCACCACGCGGGACGCGCGCGGTGTGCTCGAGGTGAACGGCTGGGCAGAACGCACCCTCAGCATCGAGCGCGTCGCCGTCGGCGCGCTCTCCGCGGGCGGCACGGCAACCGCCACGTCTGCAGTCGATCGAGATGCGGTCGGGGAGCTCGCCGTCTCGGGTATCGCGGACTTCGCCGCGGCGATCGCGCGCGCCGCGATCGGCGTGCTCGCGCTCTTCGGAGTCGGGCGACTGCCGAGCGCCGCGATCCCGACGGTGCGCACCCTCACCGAAATCCCCGTGAGCAGCCGAACTCTCGTCGCCCACGACATCACCCACACGTTGGAGGACGAATGAAAGTCAAGGCAGGCGACACCCACGAGGTGTCATGGCGAGCGAACACCGACCTCGCGGGTGCATCGGTCCGTCTCATCGCGCGAGACAGCACCGGCCCGGCGATCTTCCTGGACGCCGAGGTCACGGACGCCGCCGGCGGCGTAGTGACGCACACGCTCACCGGCACGCTCTCGCCCGGCACCTACCGCGTCGAACTCGAGGTCACCCGCGACGGCGTCATCGTCACGTACCCGAACGACGGGTACGCGACGCTCGCCGTCCGCGAAGACCTCGGCTAGCCACTCCCTCCACCCTCCCTCTGCTCGTCGAGCTCAGCCCTGACGAGCGCCACCATACGTTCCACCAAACCGGCCGGCATGTCTTCCATCTCCTACCAGGAGAGGCATGCCGGCTTTCTGATACACGAAAGAGAAAATCATGCCCTTCAGCCGCACCAACTCCCGTTCCGAAGGCCCGTCGCTCGACTGGCTGTCGATCATCCTCGGCTGGTTCAAGTAACCGCCTGACCCGGACGCCCCCACTCTCCCTCGGGAGGGTGGGGGCGTTCTGTCGTTGCCGGGCGACTCCGAGCCGCGATACCCTTCGGCCATGGGAAGAGCGATCAACGTCCACACCGGATGCGCCGACTGCGGGAAGTGCACCACGAGCAACGCCGGCCTCGCGCTGCGCAACGGAGGCCGCGGCACGGCGGCGATCGCGACGGCGGGGATCTCCGAGCTCGCGATGGCGTTCACGGCTAACTGCCGCGCGTGCGGACACAAGATGTCCCTGCACAATCGCCCCGGCGCGCAGAGCGCGGTCGGACGACTCGTCAGCGGCGCAGTGAACCCGGCCCCCGTCGACAACCGGCCATTCCCACCATCGTTCTACGAGTGATCGAGGGCACCAGCCCCAGTACACCCGAAGCCCCACCAGACGTTCTGTCTGGTGGGGCTTCTCGTGTTTTCGCTGGGGTGTAGTTTCGGGTGTACTTCCCGATTCGCGACTCGCGCGATCCCTGCATTCTGTAGTGCCCCCGGAGGGAATCGAACCCCCGACCTTCGGTACCGGAAACCAAAGATCGGGGGTAGGCTGAAACCGGAAACCCGCGGAATTACGCGGAAGTTGCGGGTATCCCACCAACGTGCACTAAAGCACCACAGAGAGCCAATGGGTGTACTGTTGGGGTGTACTTGGGGTGTACCGCGACGAGAGGGGCAATGAGATGGCTCGAGGCAAGGGCGAAGGCGCAGTCTTCCAGCGCGACAACGGACTGTGGGTGACGCGCATCGAGCTTCCGCCGCGCGACGGCAAGCGTCGGCGCAAGGAGATCACTTCGAAGTCGAAGGCCGAGCTGCTCGTGAAGCGCGCGAAGGCGCTGAAGCAGTTCGAGATGCAGGGCGACCTCCACACCGACGGTATGACGGTCGACGCGTGGATCGACTACTGGATGCGGGAGATCGCCGTGAAGACCCGGCGCCCCAACACCGTCGCCGGCTACCGCTCCCACCTCAGGTGGGTGTCGCGCGCGATCGGCACGTCGCGGCTCGACAAGCTGACCGCCGAGCACGTCCGCCGCGTCATCCGCCTCATGTCCGACCCCGACCCCACGGCCGACAACCCCGACCCGAAGCCGATGTCCGGGACGACCCAGCGCAACGTCCACGCGATCATGTCGGCCATGTTCGCCGACGCCGAGCGCGAGGGTCGCATCAGCCGGAACCCATGCGGGCTCGTCCCCGCGCCCGTGCGCAACCTCACCGACCTCGTCGCGCTGACGCCCGAGGAAGCTGCCCGGCTGCTCACGACGTTCGCCGGCACGCCGGACGCTCTGCTCTGGGCGACGTTCATCCTCACCGGCGGACGCCGCGGCGAGATCATCGGCCTCGAGTGGGATCGCATCTCCGAAGGCCCGAACCCGACGATCGACCTGTCCTGGCAGCTCACCCGCATCGAGTACTCGCACGGGTGCAAGACGGCGTGCGGCGAGAAGCCCGCACGGTGCCCTCAGCGACGCATCAACGTGCCGGCCAACTACGAACACCGGCAGTGCCGCGGCGGACTGTACTGGGTGCGTCCGAAGACCCGCTCGGGGTGGCGCATCATCCCGCTCGTCGACCCGCTGCGCTCTCTGCTCGAGCAGTGGAGGCAGATCGCCCCGACGAACCCGTGGGGACTCGTGTTCACCCGCCCGAACGAAGCTGGCGACCCGCTCCCCGTCGACCCGGACTTCGCATCCCGCGTGTGGCCCGAGGTGCGCAAGGCGGCTGGGATCAGCGGCAACGTGCGACTCCACGACCTCCGGCACACGACCGTTGACCTTCTCTACGCCGCCGAGGTCGACGAAGATCTCATCCCCGAGATCATCGGCCACTCCACGCGCGCGATGTCGCGGTCGTACCGCAGCAAGGGCAACCAGGCGCGCATCACCGCCGCTCTGCAGAAGGTCTCCGAGAAGCTGGCGATCACCCAGGGATAGCGTCTTCCGAGATGCGAAATGTCGCCGGTTAAAGATACGGTTCGTTCACTGAACAACCACTCAACCGGGGGACCGCGATGACCATCGCCGCTGTATCGACCAACGACGTTTCGATCCGCACATGCGTAGGGGGAGCGTGCGCCGCACTCTGCCCCGTCTACGATCTCGGGTCGATCTGCCCTTCGCCGGCCGATCTGCTCGCGTGGTTCCGCTCACGCCTCGAGAGTGCGCGCGACAGCTGACTCCATGAACTCGGCGATCGGGACGCCCATGTTCCGAAGGTGCTTCATCAGCTCCGGCGTCTGCATCTGACGGCCCGTGAGGTAGCGGTTGAAGTTGCGCTTGTCCAGGTCGAAGTCGCGGCAGTACGCGTTGATGCCGCCGTATGCGTTCACTCGCTCGTTGAGCTCGGCGGTGATCGCTTCGGCATCTGTCATCGGCACGCCGATAATCGTAGCGTTTTGGTCCTGGATGTTCGTCATATCTATTTAGAGTCCGTGATTCTCGTTCTGATACATCGATTCTAAAAAAAGTTTCTGGAAGTGTTGTCCGATCGGACACCGCAGGGGTACGGTGTCTATATGGACACCAGCACACCACAGCTCAGCAACCGCATCGCAGCGGTTGTTGTCACCCGATTCGCCAATGAGAATGGCATCGAGCCGTCCCACCTTCTGACCGCGCCGGCCGATCTCACGCCGGTCGAGCTGCTCAGCGCCACTCGCGCCCTCGGGTTGGAGATCTTCGCGTGACCGCCGTCATCGAGAAGCGTGGCTTCACCGTCGCCGAGGCCGCTGTCTACATCGGCATCTCCGAATGGGTTCTCCGCGGCGAGCTTCGCGACAACCGGATCGTCGCGAAGAAGCGCGGCACCACGATCCTCTTCGACCGCTCCGAACTCGACCGCTACTTCGACTCTCTCCCGGAGCGTGCCTGATGGCCCCCGACGAGATCCCCGCGTGGTTCGCCATCCTCGGCGGCATCGCCGCCACGATCCTCTACTTCCGGCTCGAGTTCCGAGCATCCTCCACCTCATCTGACGAGGGAACCGACCGCCCAGGTCGCTAAACCGGGTCGCCGCTCTGGGGTTCTCACCGACCCCAGCGGTACTCGTCGCGCCCGATGCCATGCCAACGGGCCGCGATCGCACCAACTCAACTCCACACTGAACAATCCCGCACAGGGATACGAGGGGCCAGTCGAAGCCACGATGCTGCGACCCCTCATGCACCCGCGTCGGCGGGCCGTGGCAGGCCCGAGACGACGCGGAGGACGACTGTGCGGGGGAGATAGCGCACCGAAGGTGAAGCCGAGAAGGTGCGCTCGAACGGGGATGACGCTATGTCGCGTCGTGGCCCCGTAGCGAACGTGACGCGCTCGGCGCTGAACACTCGCGGGTGACTCATCGAAGGGAAGCCCAACGACATTCCGACCGGCGGCGAGACACCGCCGGCGCCCGAACCAGGAAGTACACCGTGGGCCAGTCCACGGCGGGCACGCAGAACTACTGCACGAAGAAGGGAGGCGTCCCCATGGTGCTCATTGGCCTAGGGCTGGTCGCCATCATCGTGGGTGCGCTCATCACCCTCGTCGTCATCACCATCGTCGGTGCCGAGCGGAAGCTCCGGAAGGCACGACGTGAAACCGAAGGAGACAACTAACCCATGTTCCTGTTCATCCTTGCGATCATCCTCGCGGTGATCGCCGTGATCGCGATCATCGTCGCGACCTTCAGCAAAGACCTGAGATTCGGCTCGATCGTCGTCACCGTGATCGCGGTGATCGCCGCGGCCGTGTCGATCTTCTTCGCCACGTTCTACGCCAACGGCGTCGGCGAGGCGAAGGTCAAGGTCAACTCGGTCGACCGGCAAGTCGTCGGCACGGTCGAGGAACCCGGCTCCGGCTTCCGAGCACCATGGGAAGACTTCGTCGACTTCGATCTCTTCTCCCAGGAGCTCGTCTTCGCCGGCAACGATGGTGGCGCACCGAGCTACACAGGCGGCACCGTCAACGGCCGCGAGATCACAGTCTCGGTCGGCGGCGTATCGGGTGGCTCCACTCAGGCGCAGGTCGACATGACGTTCGTGTACTCGATCGACGCTGACGCGATCGAGGATCTCTACTCCGAGTACCGGTCGCAGGAGCGGTTCACGGAGCAGATCGTCACGCGTCAGGTGCTCTCGATCTCCCGCCAGGTGCCGTCCGAGTACAGCGCGATCGAGTTCCGTGGCTCCAAGCGCGGCGAGGCAGAGACCCGCATCCTGGATGCACTCAACGAGAAGCTCGGGAAGTACGGCGTCGAGTTCTCCGCGGTGACCATCCAGGACGTTCGGTTCTCCGAAGACGTCGAGAAGTCGCTGACCAGCATCGAGCAGGCGAACCAGAAGGCGCAGGAGGCCGAGGCCAACCAGCGCACGAAGGAAGTCGAGAACGAGACGCTCATCGCATCGGCGCAGGCAGAGGCGGATGCGAACCGCATCCTCTCCGAGTCGCTGTCGGGGCCGGTGCTTCAGCAGCGCTACCTCGACACGCTCGCGAAGCTCGCGAAGGAGGGCAACCTCGTCGTCGTCCCCGAGGGCTTCAACGGTCTCGTCAACGTGACCAAGTAGTAGGTCGCCCTGTGGCCGCTCGAGGCGGTGCCGACGTCATGGTCGGGCAGGGCACGAGTGCTCGCACTCACCAACCGAAGGACCGAGGCCCGAGCGTGTGAAACCGCTCGGGCCTTCTCTATGCACGAAGGAGAGCACGGATGAACCCGGATCTGTACCCCGAGCAGCTCGCGATGGGATGGGGACTGCCTGTCTACGGCCCGTCGCACGCAGAGCAGACGCGACGCACGCGACGCCGCGAAGAACTGCACCGCCGCGCAGTCAACCGCCGCCGGAAGGCGAAGCGAGGTGGCAAGCGATGAGCGACCAGCTCGCGCACGTCTACCCGCAGTTGGACGTCGCGTACTCGGTGCTGTTCGGCGTCGAGATCAGCGCCCCGTGCGGAGACGTGCGCGTGATGACTCGCGAGAGCGTCGACAGCGCTGGCGATAGACCCGTCTGTCACAAGTGCATCGACGCGATCGATGCCGAAGTCGACGACTACAAGATCCACGGTGCACGTGGGTGGGTCGCGTACCTCGAGCGGATCGTCACCGCCGCTCTCACCCCGCCCATCGAGGGTGAGGCGTCCGATGAGCAGTGACTTCGACCGTCAGCCGACGAAGACGCTCGAGCGCGAGTTCAAAGCTCTCGGCGGACGACGTCTCGACTCGTCCCGTCACGGCGTCCGGTACCGCTTCCCCGATGGCGGCGTGTTCGTCATCCCGACGGGTGTGCGACCGGGCAACGCGAAGCTCATCCACGACACCGTCCAGAGGCGGTACGGGAAGACCGATCGCCGGTCGATCACAGATCCGCTGCGCAGCGCTGTCGTCCGGGAGAACCCGCCGACGATCTCTCCCGAGGCGCTCACGATGTCGCGTCACGCCAACGAGCGGTTCGCGCTCATGTCCTCGCAGGTGCGCCTCGCGCGCGCCGAGGTCACCGACGCTCTGCTCTGGCCCGAACGGATCATGTGGTCGCCGCTCCACGAGTCGTGGATGTGGGTGCGCGGACGTCTCATCGTCGCCGCCGCAGTCAACGACGACGGCTCGACCGTAATCCGGACGATCCTCTGGGCCACCGAAGACCTCTGGGAACAGAACCCCCGACCACCGAAGGACGACAGATGAGCGACCGATGGAACCCCCGCGTCGCCGACGCGTGCACCGCCTGCAGGGGATGGGGCTTCTACTCCGTCTCGAAAGACCCCGATCAGGAAGCCGACTGCCTCGACTGCGGCGGCACCGGCATCAAGCCGAAGGAGCCGAACCCATGACCGTCCAGTTCACCTCGGATCGCCTCGCGCACCGCGACGATCCCGAAGTCTCCAAGATCACCGCGATCAGCCTCAGCGGCACGAACACCGAGCGCGTGATGCACATCGTCGTCGATCTGCTCGAAGAGCTCGGGCCGCAGACGCCCGCCGAACTCGAGCACGTCTACCGCTCCCGCGCCGCGACCAACGACTGGCCGCTGGTCGCGTTCTACAGCGTCCACAAGCGGGTGTCGCAGATGAAGAAGCACATCGGCATCCTCGAGGGCACCGGAACCCGGTGGGGCGGCGCCGAGCGCCTGCAGCTCACCACCGACCCGCTCGCCGCTCACGGGAAGATCACCGCGCACATGCAGGGCGGCGGCGAGTGAGTCCGAAGCGGAAGCCGGCCACTCACCGGTTCCAGGAGCGCCCAGTGCTCAGCGGATGGGTGGGGGAGGCGTCAGTCTCCCAGCCCGTCGTCACCGACAGGCTCCGCTCGATCATCGCCGACGACGCCGTGACGTCGTTCGGACACCCGGTGCGCATCCTCCGCATCGAACACAACGACGGCGCGACCACCTACTACCTCGCGTCCGAAATCACCATCGTCGCGCCGCAGGGCGCGCAGATCTTCTGGGAAGAACAATGACACCTCTCGACATCATGCTCTGGGCGATCGCCGCCGTCATCGCTGTCGCCGCGCTCGTCTTCGTAGCGTTCGGCATCTGGATCGCAGTCGCCATAGTGCGCCATTTCGCTAAGCGGAAAGCGCCAGCGGGTGACACTTTCGTCTTCGAAGGTGTCACCACGAGCGCCTCGGCCGAAGAGATCGACGCCGAGATCACGAAGAAGCGCCGCCGGAAGGACGGCCTGTCGTGACCGATCCGGCTCCGGTCGCCGCTGTCGAGCACACGGCGGTCGAAGGCCCGCTCGAGTGGTCGCCGGTTCGCAAGGAGCGCGCGAGGACGATCGCGAACCTCGTGTCCGCGGTCGTTCTTCTCGCGATCGTCGCCATGGGGATCGCGTACGCGAATGCGGGGATGCCGTGATCGACTGGGCGGCGCTCTCGCGTCGAGAGCACGACGTCGCCTTCAAGACTCTCGCGAAGCTCCACGAAGACCTCAACAGCCAGTCAGGCCAGGAACCCACCCGGACTCCTGGCCTTTACGCCGCCTGCCACCACATCACGACCGAGATGCACCGGGCGAACGACGACCTCGCGCGCCGCGAGACGGCCGTAGAGGCAGGTGATCTCAGTGCCCTCCGATGACTGCGAGCTGTGCCACGGCTCCGGCGTGGTGCCCGTCACCAACAACCCGATCCTTCACATGCCCTGCCCCCACACGTTCTGAAAGGCGAGAGCCGTGATCTCCATCCCAGGCACGTTCCACCGCGACGACCCCGCCAAGGTTCAGCTACCGCAGCAGCCGCTCTACTCCGAACGTCTGTACTCGCGCGTCTCCATCCAGTTGACGGACCCCGCGGCTCGCGGGCGCGACCGAGAACTGACGTGGGTCCACTACATCGACGTCTCGACGGGAATCATGGTCGCCGACGTCGCGGCCTACGAGCGCCTCATGTCCGAGACGAAGGAGGCAGACCGTGAACGCGACGGACTGTGAAGGATACGCGTGCCCTCCTGAGCACTCGGTGCCGTCGTCGACCGTCGTCGTGCACCGCCCGCCCCTCGAGCAGCTACCCGACACCGGCATCCCCGACCCGACCGGCCTGATCGCGGTCGCACTCGCCCTCACCGTCGCCGGCACCGCGCTCATGCGGCGCACGCGACCCGGAAGGAAGACCTCGTGACCCAGACTGAGATCGAGTACAGCGGCCTCGTCTACGACCTCGACGAGCAGATCTACCACCGCCTTCCGGGGCTGAGCTCCACCGGCGCGAAGAAGATCCTGAAGTCGTCGGCGCATTTCAAGCACTACATCTCGCACCCGCAGGAACCCAAGGCCGAGTTCGACCTCGGAGCGTCGGTGCACTCGAAGACGCTCGGCGTCGGCGCGACGATCGCGGTCTACCCCGACGGCACCGGCGACGAGACGTTCGTCTTCGAAGGCACGGAGATGGACAACGTGCTCGCCACGAACGGTGCGGCGAGCACGAAGTCCGCGAAGGCTTTCGAGGCCGACGCCCGCTCTCGAGGGCTGATTCCCGTGAAGCGCGCCGAGGCCCGCAAGGTCGACCTCATCGTCGAGTCGGTGCTCGCGAATCCGACGGCCCGGAAGCTGTTCGAGTTCGGGAACCCCGAGGTGTCGATGTTCGCCATCGACCCTGTCACGCAGTTGTTGCAGCGCGGGCGCACGGACTGGCTCGGCCGGCGCATCGTCGATCTGAAGACGACCGCCGGCGAGGCATCCGAGGAAGCGTTCGCCAAGGACGCGTTCCGGCTCGGGTACGACATCCAGTTCGCGCACTACGAGCACATCTACAACCTCATCACCGGCGACACGCTCCCATACCTGTGGGTCGTCGTCGAGACCTCCGCCCCGTACCTCACCGGCATCCATCGCCTCGGCGACGACGAGATCCTCATGGCCCGCCGGCGTGCACAGTTGGCGCGCGAGCGCTACGCACGCGGCATGGAGACAGGCGAGTGGCCGGGGTACACCACGCGAGGCGGCGGGCCGATCGGCATCCTCCGCGCGCCCGTGTGGAACATCAACCAGTACATCGACGAGTTCGAAGGATCAACCGCATGACCACCATCGACGACGACATCGAGTTCCCCACGGACGATCGCCAGTCGCGCATCAACCGCCCGCCCAAGACCGAGGCACCCGACGACTTCGCGTCCGCCGCCGACCGCATCGCGGCGTTCTGGGAGAAGTACCCCGCAGGCAGCATCCTCCCCGAAGTGGAAGAGACCACGATCGACGACGGGCAGAGCCTCCCGTACCGGTCGTACACGGTGCGGGCGTTCATCCGGAAGAACTCGGAGTCCGAGCGGCCCGACGCGATCGCTCACGCCACCCGCGACGAGGCCGACGACGACGAGGTGACGGCGGCGTTCCCGCAGGAGACAGCCGAAACGTCCGCCGTCTCTCGGGCGCTCCGCTACCTCGGCATCCTTCCCCACGGGAAGCCGGCGACACCGCCCAACACCACGGCGTCCGCCGCGTCCGCGAGTGAAGTGCACCCTCTGACCGTGGCGCGTGAGGCCGCGGGGCTGAGCCAGCGTCAGCTCGCCGAGACGATGCGCGACAACGGCGTGAAGTGGTCGCAGGCCGTCGTCTCGAAGATCGAGAACGGCACCCGCCCGCTGAAGCCCGCGGAGGTGACCGTGCTCGCCGGGCTGATCGGGTACGACCAGGCCGGGTCGTCGTGAAGCCGTACGTGCGGCGCGGCGTCGGCGACGCGTACTGGTACGTCGACACCAACCGCGACGACGGGGTGCTCTACCCGGGCACCGCGTGGGGCGGCTACGACACGATGCGCGAGGCGTTCGACGCCGCGACGATCGCATGTCTGGTCGTCGAGCCGGCATGACCAGCGGGGCGTTCACGCCGAAGACGCGCTGGATCATCATCGCCCGCGACAGCGACGAGCACGGCACCCCGCGGTGCCAGTGGTGCGGTGAACCCGTCCGCATCGAGTGGGGCGAGTATTCGCTTCAGCATCGGCGCGCACGGGGGATGGGCGGCTCGAAGCTCAAGGACACCGGCCAGGCGCACAACGGCGCACTCGTGCACGGTTCCGCGACCACCGGGTGCCACCACGACATCGAGTCTCACCCGAAGGAAGCCGCAGCGCGCGGCTTCCGCATCCCGCAGGGGTCGAACCCCGCGCGCATCCCGCTCACCCGCTGGGACGGCCGCGAGGTCTACCTCACCGCCGACGGCCGCGCCGTCACCGAACCACCAGACTGACCGGGGATGCCCCGGAGAAAGGGCTGAGAATGCCCACCATCATCCTCGTCCGGGGCATCCAGGCCTCCGGCAAGTCCGAGTTCGCGAAGAACTGGGCGGCGTCCGATCCGGAGAACCGGGTGCGCGTCAACCGCGACGACATCCGCCAGATGATTACCGGGACGCCGGCGACTCTGCTCTCCCACGACCTCGAGTCGTTCGTCACCCGGATCGAGAAGAGCATCGCGCTCACCGCGCTCCGCGCCGGCAAGAGCGTCGTGATCGATGCGATGAACCTCCGCTCGAGGTACGTGCGGACGTGGCTGAGCCTCGGCTACCCGGTCGAGTTCATCGACTTCCCGGTCTCTCTCGACCTCGCGCTCGCGAGGAACGAAGCGCGCGGTGGGAAGGTGCCCGAAGAGGTGATCCGCGCGACGTACGAGCGGCTCACGAACAAGGGGAAGCTCCCCGACCCGCCGACGCCAGACGAGCCGCCCGCACCGGTCGCTCAGTATGTGCCCGACGAGTCGTTGTCGCGAGCGATCATCGTCGACCTTGACGGCACCCTCGCTCACATGGGCGACCGTCGCGGACCGTACGACTGGCACAAGGTCGGTGGCGACGAAGTCGATCGCGCAGTCCGAACCCTCGTGAACGAGATGGGGAAGACGCACCGTGTGATCGTGATGTCCGGTCGCGAGGACATCTGCCGCGGCGACACGCTTCGTTGGCTTCGCGACAACGCGATCCAGTGGCACCACCTCTTCATGCGCGCCGCCGGCGACCGCCGCCCCGACACCGTCGTGAAGGCCGAACTTTTCGACCGACACGTTCGCAACAGCTTCAACGTCGCCTTCGCGGTCGACGACCGCAACGCTGTCGTCGCTGGATGGCGCGCGATGGGAATCAAGACCCTGCAGGCCCAGGAAGGGGCATTCTGATGCTGATCGATGACCTCATCGATATGGACGCCGTCGGCGCCGAGATCACCGCTGGATACGTCACGGAGCGCACGCACCCGGAGTTCCCCGAGCTGCGCATCCTGAACTACACCGACCGGTGCCAGTTCGATCGCCACTGGACGGACATCACGCGCCTCACGCGCGGCCTGATCTACAACGCCGACACGCGCGCCGTCGTCGCTCGAGCGTTCCCGAAGATCCACAACCACAGCGAACCGGACGTCGGCGACCTCGACCTCGACGCCCCGATCGTCGGCGCGTTCGACAAGCTCGACGGCTCGCTCGGCATCACCTACATGCAGCCCGACGGGCTTCCGGCGATCGCGACGCGCGGATCGTTCGCGTCCGTCCAGGCGCTCCACGCGACTCGGTGGCTTCGCGACTCGCCGTGGGGAGAGCTCGTGCATTACGGGCACGACGAATACACGTGGCTGTGGGAGATCATCTTCCCCGAGAACCGCATCGTGCTCGACTACGGCGACCGCGACGAGCTCGTCTACCTCGGGGCGATGGATATCGCCTCCGGCCAGTATTCGCCACCCAATCCGTACAACGAGAACTTCGCCTTTGCCGCGATGATGCGGGCTGACACTCTGCGCGAGGCGCTCGAGATCCCGCCGCGTGCGAACGCCGAGGGCATGGTCGTGTGGCTCGACCACACGCGCGCCGTGAAGATCAAGCAGGACGACTACGTCGAGCTGCACCGCATCGTCTCGAACCTGTCGGTCAAGGAAGTGTGGCGGCAGCTCCGCGCCAACACCTTCTACGACTTCGTCGTCGCGCTCCCCGACGAGTTCCATGGCTGGGCGCAGGACACCGCCGAGCCGTTGCAGGCCGAGCACGCAGAGATCGTCAGTCTCGCGACTGCCGCGCTCGAGCACCTCCACACGGAAGGACTCGCGACGCGGAAGGAGCAGGCGCTCTGGGTTCTGGCCCACGTCGGCGACAGCATCCGAGGGCTGGTGTTCTCTCTGCTCGACGGGAAGAGCATCGACGACGCCGTGTGGCGCATGGTCGAACCGAAGATGGGGGAGAGCGAGTGACCGTTCAGCAGCGAATCGTGTGCGCGTGTGGCAACCCGAAGACAGAGGTCAAGGGCATCCTCATCTGCGGGCACTGCGACCGCCCGTGCCCTCGGGCGTCGAGCATCTGCTCGTTCTGTCGGACTCTCACGAAGGTGACGCGATGACCATCGATGTCGACAAGGAGATCGCGGCGGCGAACCGGCGCATCCAGCGACAGATCGATCGAGACGCCCGCGCGGCGCTCATCCGCATCGGCGTAGACCCCGACGCGGAAGCGATCGCCGCGCACATCGAATCGATGACGGCGGTCGCCGTCGCGTTCGGTCAGGCGCTTCGCTCTCTCGGCGAGATGGCGGCAGCGACCGTGACCGCGATCGCCGAGGCCCTCGACGGGATGAAGGCGGAAGAGACGTGAGCTTTCGTGCGCAGTACAACGGCACGTGCGCCGCGAAGTGCGGTGAGCGCATCCATGAGGGCGACGAGATCGAGAAGGACGACGACGGCGATTACCGGCACGTGAAGTGCGTGCCGAAGCCGTCGAAGTTCGACATGCGCCCCACCGACGTCGTCTGCCCGGACTGCTTCTGCATCCGGCCATGCCGATGCCTCGACTGAGAAAGGGAATCGCCATGACAGATGAGCGAACCACCAAGGAGATCGCGGCTGACCTGAAGGTCGGCGATCGCGTCCGGATCAACGGCAACCGTCTCGCCTGGACGATCACCGCCCGCAACGACCAGTACGTCGTCGCGGTGCGACAGGCACCCTTCCGCCCGAAGGGTGAGCACCAGTACACGATCATCACCTACAGCGAATACCGCTACAACTTCGTTGGCCCCGGCTTCATCCTCACCACCGTGAACACGATGGGTGGCGGCTGGGATCTGGACGGCCGGGTCAAAGAAGGCTCGCAAGAGATCATCGAAGCGCTCGCGTCAGGTCAGTGGGAGACATCGCACCGACGCCGCGAACGGCTCGACAATCTCGACGTCGTGAGAAAGGAGCCGTGATGGCTCAGAAACCCCGCACGCCCGTGCACTTCCCGCGCATGAAGGTGCGCGGCCATCGGAACCGCGCGAAGAGCGCAGCGCGCCACAAGCACCGCACGCTCATCCCACACGCGACGATGACCCAAACAGCACCGGGCTCGTACCAGTTCGCCGCGATCGCCGGATGGGAACCAGGATGCTGGCGCATCCAGATCGACAGGATCGCCGACGGCTGGGGGAGGCAGATCGGGAGACCTCAGACGCGAGTCGAACCCGCTCCGGAGCCACGTCCTGACCCGAGCTTCTCGATGCAGTTCAAGGTCGAGAACAGGATGAGCGACGACCTCTGGGAGAAGCTCTTCGGGGAGGCCCGGGATGGGACGTGATCGCGCGAACATCAGCATCGACATCTGGTCCGATGCCGACTTCCGTGATCTGACAACGCAGGCACAGTCGCTCTACTTCAAGCTCGTCACGCACCCGAAGCTCGACTACTCGGGATGCGTCGAGTTCCACCCCGGCAGGCTCGCCGCGATGTCTCGAGAGATGACATCGGGGGACGTGATGCTCGCCGCTCAGGAGCTCTCCGACAAGTGGTACTGCGTCTTCGACCAGTCCACGGACGAGGTGCTCGTGAGGTCGTGGGTTCGGCACGACGGGCTGATGAAGCAGCCGAGGCTCGCGGTGTCGATGGCGAAGGCGTACGGCGCGATCGCGTCGAACAAGATCCGAGCCGTCGTCGTCCACGAGCTGATCCGGTTCAAGAAGCTCAACCCGGATCTCCCCGCGTGGGAGAAGCCGCAGGTGATGACGGTTCTGAAGCAACCCGCGGTGCCGGTGCGCGAGACGAAGACGGAGCTCGCCTGGGACTTCCCGGGCTTCCTGCCGTTCCACGGAATGGACACTACGGGCAACGCTACGACCTAGCTTTACCCCAAACGTCGGTCGAGCCTACGACCGGCGCTACTACTACTACAGCTACATCTACCCCTACAGCTACATCTTCTATCGAAGATGCGGTGTTCGGAGCGATGAGTTATCCACAGGCCACTGACCCAGCAGAACGGGTAGTGGCCTTTTCCATTGAGGGGAGATTCCCGTGCCTTCAACACCAGGGAAACCAGCCGACTGGGGGCTGTCCGACGAGTGGTTCGCAGACTTCATCAACGAACTCGAGTCGACACCCGTGCGTCGCCGCCGCATCCGCAGAGAACAGATCCTCGCGCTCCCGGTGAAGGACGCGCTGGCCGTCGCCTTCCAGGAGAAGACCGAACAACTACGGCGATACCTCGCCGGTGAACGAGAGAAGTACGTCGCATGACCGCCGACATTCTGTCCGATCCCAATCACCCTCACGGAACCGTCGAGGGCTTCGCGAAGGGATGCCGGGGGAGCCACTGCCCGGCGCCGATGGCCTGCCGCGACGTTCACTTCCGGTATCAGGGCGACTACGGCTTCCGGAAGGCATACGACGCCGGCACCACGCCGGAGCAGATCGCGCAGCGCGCGGACGGGACGAAGCAGGGTCGCACTCGACGCGGCACCACGAAGAGCGCGAGCACGGGACCACTCGCCCCGGTCACGGACCTTCAGCGCCGCGTCTGGGATCTCGTCGTCAACAAGGGCAGGACCGACCGCCAGATCGCGGACGTCATCCACAGGACGCGAGATCAAGCCGCCGGCATCCGAAAGAGCCTCCGGCTAACCGCCAACCCCGCATCCCGAACCCCCGCCTCCGCGGGGGTTTCTTCGTCTCAGGGGGACGTGTGACCGTCGTCTACGAGGATGAGTGGGTCACGCTCCACCACGCCGACTACCGCGACCACCTCGCGGGTCTGCGAGCAGACGCGATCATCACAGATCCCCCCTACGGGGAGACGTCACTCGACTGGGATCAGTGGCCGACTGGATGGCTCAGCGATGCCGCGGGGATCACCAACGCCCTGTGGTGCTTCGGTTCGTTCCGGATGTTCTACGAGCACGCTCACGAGTTCCGCACGATCGAACCGCTATGGCAACTGTCGCAAGAGATCGTGTGGGAGAAGCACAACGGGTCTGGATTCGCGAACGACCGGTTCAAGCGAGTGCACGAACTCGCGGTGCTCTGGTATCGAGGCGAGTGGGCGAACCTCCGCCACGAGACACCCACCACCGCAGACGCCACCGCCCGCACCGTCCGTCGGAAAACGCGGCCTGTGCACACCGGGACGATCAACGACTCGTCGTACCGCTCCGAAGACGGCGGACCCCGACTCATGCGCTCGGTCCAGTACGTGCGCTCGGAGCACGGTCGAGCGATCCACCCGACCCAGAAGCCAGTCGGTATCGTCGCCCCGCTGATCGAGTACAGCGTGCCGCCGGGCGGACTCGTGGTCGACCTATTCGCGGGCTCCGCGACGACGGCCGTCACCGCGCGACAGATGGGGCGGCGGTGCATCGCGTTCGAGGGGCGAGAAGACTACGCACATCGCGCGGCTGAACGCCTCGCCCAGCAGACGTTCATCTTCCCCGAAGGGGACGCCGCGTGACCGCCCTCAGGTCGGGCGAGCTTTTCGCCGGCGTCCACGGTCTTGGGATGGCGGTCGACGAGGTCTTCGAGTCGGAGTCGGCATGGTTCTGCGAATTCGACGCCGCGCCATCGAAGGTGCTCGCGCACCGCTACCCGGACGTTCCGAACTACGGCGACGTCACGAAGGTCGACTTCGGGGCCGTGCCGCACACCCACATCCGCGCCGGCGGATTCCCCTGCCAGGACGTATCTCTCGCCGGCCGGCGACGAGGCATGGCGAACGGCACCCGCTCCGGCCTCTGGTCGGAGTTCCTGAGATCGCTCGAGGAAGACCGACCCGACTGGGTCGTCATCGAGAACGTGCGCGGTCTGCTCTCGGCTGAGGGCGAGCCGTGGCACGACGAGCTCATCGAAGCGCACGCGGACATGCTGCGCATCACCCGCCTCGCCGACATGGCCGAGGCGTTCGCGTCCGGCAACCCGGCGCACCGAAAGGAAGGACGGTCCGCACATGCGCGCCGATGGAAGTTCGCCGCCGTTCGCATGGCTCGACAGCGAGAGTGGGCAGTGGCTCGATTCAAACGCGAGCGTCGACTTGTTCAGCGAGCAATCGCCATCGTTCTCCGGGGACTGGCCGATCTCGGGTTCGATGCGGAATGGACGGGTGTATCAGCATCCGACATCGGTGCCCCCCACGGTCGGTTCCGGATCTTCATCGTCGCGTGGCGAAGCGAAGCAGTTGCTCCCCACGACCACAGCGATGGACTCCGAAGCCTCGGGCGGTAACTCCCGGAAGGACGTGACTCTGACGGACGCCGTCGTGCGCACGCAGCTCGGAGCGCTCGAGAACCCGCGGCATCTTCTCCGGACACCAGCCGCGGCCGAGGCGGAAGGCGGGCCACGGGATCGGAACCGTGCCGGTGCGACGATGCGGCTCTCTGACCAGATCCGCGAAGAGATGGAGGACGGGAAGATCTCACTGCTCCCGACCCCGACGGTGCTCAGCCAGGACGGCGAAGGCGTCGATACGTGGATGGCTCGCCGTGAGCGTGTCAAAGCCACCGGGATCAACGGGAACGGCATGGGGATGCCGCTTACGATCGCTGTCCAGTTGCTTCCGACGCCCAACGTGGCGATGGCTGAAGGTGGACAGCCCTCGCGCTCGGGTGCCCGGAAGGATGAGCCGCTTCTCGGCGGCATCGCCGTCGAGCGGGAAATCGATTGGGGGCCGTACGCCGCGGCGATCGAACGCTGGGAGATCGTGATCGGCAGATCCGCGCCCGCTCCCGTCCGCCATGACGGGAAGAACGGGAAGCCGCGCCTCAATCCCGAGCTCACCGAGTGGATGATGGGCTGGCCGCTCGGCTGGGTCACGGCCGCGGTGATCGGTCTGAAGCGCGCCGAGCAGCTCAAGGCGTGCGGGAACGGCGTCGTCACCCTGCAGGCCGCGTGGGCGCTCCGCGACATGCTCGCGCGCCCCGGCGTGCCGCACATCCGCTACGGACTCGCGGCATGAGCCACGAGCTAATCATCGACATCCAGCACGCGATCCGCGACGATCCCACGATCGTCGACTACGACCGGTTCGTGCGGCTGCGCACAGGACGCGTCGAGTGCGTCCTATGCGGTCGCTCCGGCACCTCACTCAGCCATGCCGGCCTGCCGGACTTCAGCCAGCCGTACTGGTGGCGTTCGTGGGCGCCGTGGCAGTACGCGTGCATCGTCGCGCACACCTACCGGTGCTCGTGCGGGCGGTCATTCCCCGCCTACAACAACCTCTGGCGACACATCGGTGGCCCGAGGCCTCAGGGCTGGGGACGCCACGACGGCATCGACCACTACGCCCTCGACCTCCCAGAAGGGACAACCACATGACTGGCTTCATCGGAATCGATTGGTCGCTCACGGGCTGCGGTATAGCCGCATACGTGAACGGCGAATGGGATCGGTGCACGATCTCGACCAAGCCCGACGACGGAACGATCGACGGCTACCTCGACAGGGTGCACGGCATCGCCGCGAAGATCGACGCTTGGGCCGATCCCGCCGACGGCGACATCTGGGCAATCGAGGGACCGTCGCTCGGCGCGAAGAGCTCGGCGTTGGACCGCATGTTCGGCGGCTGGTGGCTCACCGTGAACGATCTCTCCGACCATCACGAAGCCCCGTGGGTGTTCGCCCCGTCGTCGCTGAAGAAGCTCGCCACGGGACGCGGCAACGCGAACAAGAGCGACGTGCTGCTCGCGACCGAACGTCGCATCCCGGAAGCCGCCGTCTCGAATGACAACGAGGCCGACGCCGTCTGGGCAGCGATCGGCGCATCCATCCTCGAGGGTCACCCGATCATCGAGCTCCCCGCAGTCCACACCAAGGGGCTGACGAGAATCTTGAAGGGAAAGCTATGACCACCTGGCCCGGGACCATGAAGGTCGGCCCGATCGGTGAGTGGCCGACGGTGCTGACACCGAACCGGCAGATGTCGAAGTTCAGCGCGACGCTGTCCGACACGCTCACGTTGCTCGAGCGAGAGATATGGCATCTCGTCGACACGAAGAAGCAACAGGAATCAGCCGAGCTGCTCATCGCGATCCCGCCCGGGGCGTTCCGTGTCGACGGACGCCCGTACGCGAACGCGAAGGCCGAGCATCCGGGCGTCATCTTCTCGATCGACTCGAAGTTCGGACACCTCTCGTACCCATGCGACACGTTCCTGACCTGGCAGGACAACCTTCGAGCGATCGCGAAGACGCTCGAGGCGCTCCGCATGGTCGACCGCTACGGCGTCTCGAAGCGCAGCGAGCAGTACCGAGGGTTCCTGGCGATCGAAGCGACGGCCGCGCCGTCGGGGTTCGCGACGGTCGAGTCGGCGATCGCGTTCCTGGCAACGTTCCACCCCACCATCCCCGACGCCGTGAGCGTCCCGCCGCGGTTGCTCGTCCGAGCAGCGCAGCGGAAGTCGCATCCCGACCATGGCGGCGACGACGCGACCTTCCAGCGCGTCTCGCTCGCCGAGGCGAAACTCCGAGAGGCAGGTGTGCTGTGAGCACCGATCACACAGGCATCACGATCATCTTCGACCGCGGGCCGAAGCGCACGATCGTCAACATCCCGAAAGCAGTCGAGGTCGGGACGTGGGAGAGCGAGCATCCGGTGTACATGACACCGAACGACCTCATGGAAGCGGTCAACCACCTCTTCTGGCGTCCAGCCCCGCCGCCCTACATCGCGTTCGGCTTCCGCCCTATCGGCCCGTACACCATCCGAGACGAGGACAACCCCATGCACCCCCACGCCCCCGAGCTGTCCGAGCACGAGCAGGCCGAGGCCGACCGGTTCGGCATCCACGATGAAGACCGGCGTGTCTGGTGACCGTCACCCGTCACGAGGTTCTCACCGTCAAGTCGCTTGACGATGACCCGAAGTCACTCATCGACGCTCTGCTCGAGGTTCCCCCGAACGTGCACCTCACCGACGTCGAGGTGCCCGAGGTTCGGCGGAACTGGGAGGGGCACCGGTACGGCACCAACCCCGTCACCATGACCTTCCAGGGAGAGGCCACCGATGCCTGACGACCAGACCACGTGCATCACCACGCACACCGAGGCCATGGGGGCGATCCACCGAGCGGATCGCCCCTACCCATGTCGGCGGCGCGGCCGAGACAGCAACGGCGACCGCATCCCGACCGCGCACTTCGCAGGGTGCGAGAACGACGACTGCAGAGGGTGCGTGCCGCGCTCCGCGACGCACGGCTACCTCTGCCCCGTCTGCTACCGGCGCGTCGTGGACGCGCTCGGGCGGCTCGCCTGGCTGATCTCCCACCTCCGAAGCATCGAGAAGCCGTCACAGGCGCTCGGCGAGAGGGTCGACACCTCCATGGAGAAGTCGATCCTCATGCCCGATCCGTGGATCGCCGCCGACGAGCTCATGGTCGCTCTCGGCGCGCGGCCCATCCGGTCGACGGCGTCGATCGACGAGGCGATCCGTCTCGCTCACGACGCCGTGCTGAAGGACGTCGACCAGTGGGTGTCGACGCCGGAGGGTGCCACTCAGGCCGTCGTGATGCTGAAGCGCATGGACGTCGCGCTGCGCCGGTGGCCGGACTCCGAAGCACAGTTCCGGCAGATCCCGTTCGTGCGATGCCCGTCCTGCAACGAGCCGCACCTGTGGCGCTCCGCACCCGAGAACTTCGGCGACGACCTCCGCGTCGTCTGCGGCACAACCGACTGCGGGTACCAGCTCGGATGGGATGCGTGGGCGAAGCAGTACGCGCCCGCATTTGAGCACATCGAAGCCGACATGAAACGCCGCGAGAAAGCGGCGAAGAAGGAGAAGGCGAAGTGAGCTGGGGACTCGATATCGAGCACGAGGGCCGCGAGCGCATGGACTGGATCGAGATCGTCGATGGGCACACCTACAACCTCGAACCGATGTGGCGGCTCGCCGGCATCTTCGAGCAGCACAGCGACCAGCTCGAAGGCATCCGCGCCGACGTGCTCGCCGACCGTGCGGCTCGAGGCCTCATGCGTGCCGTGTCGAAACCGGCCGAGTTCAAGGCGCTCGCCCCTGCGAACGAGTGGGGTTCGTACGAGGGTTTCATCGAGATCCTCACCCGCACCGCGATCATCTGCGCCGAGAACCGAGACGGCATCGTGAGGTGGAACGGATGAGCATCTACTCGTCATGGCCGCTGATCGGTGCCGACGAGAACGAGGAAGCCGACGGCACGGTACTCACATACCGCAGCTCGGCGAAGTTCCCCGCTCCCGACGACCTCCACACCGACATCGAGATCGCGAGCATCCCCGCGTGGTGCGTCCCCGGACACGCAGACGCGGAGGACTCGACAGACCTCGCCGAGTACCTCCGACTGCGGGTCGAGGACGCCGACGTCGTCCTCTCCGAAGCCGCCGTGCTGAAGCTCTACCACCAGCTCGGCAACTGGCTCATGACACCGAAACGAAAGGCGGTCACCGATGCCTAAACGCGTACAGCTCTCCCGACGGCGCGGATACCGGAAGCCCGAAGGGGCGGTCGTCGTTGCGCGGCCGTCCCGGTGGGGAAACCCCTACCGAGTGACGCCCGAGACTCCCGCTGAGGAAGCCGTGCGGATGTACCGGGATCTCATCGAACGATGGTCAGGCGACCGAGTCGAACCGCACATTCGTCATGACGGCTTGGGCGTCTGGGATCGCGACGTCAAGAAGACCATCCGCCGCGAGCTCGCGGGGAAAGACCTCGCGTGCTGGTGCCCGCTCGATTCTGCCTGCCATGCCGACGTGCTGTTGGCGATCGCCAACCCCGAAGGAGAGACCGATGACTGACCGCAACGAGAAGCTGATCGAGGACACAGCCAAGGCGATCTACGAGGCGCAGGTTGAGGAAGCGACGTGTGGCGACTTGGCCCGTGCCGCTCTGGCCGTGTTCGAGAAGGCGCACACACCGAAGGTGATCGAGCGCCACGATCTCGTGATGCCGATCTATGAGGACGAGCCGACCGACGACGAGGTGAACGCAGTAGCGCTCGCATACTGGGGGCCGAGCGTTACCTACGACCGGGAGCGACTTCGGGCGGCTCTCGCGGGCTTCCGTCGTTCCGAGGTGCCGGAGCCGAGCGACCCCGCACGCATCACCATCGAGCACGAGGGTGGGAACACCGTGACAGGAACGCTAGACGAGGTGCTCAACCACGGGCACCTGAAGCCGGGGTGGCGGTATCGCCGCGCGGAGCCGCAGGGAGAAGCGTCCGACGCGCGCTTCGGAAGCATCGTGAGCGAGGTGATCACCGAAGCTGAGCGCTCGATCGCGAAGCATGGCGAGCAGGGTGATCTTCCGATGGGCACGGGGCCGGAGACGTACCCGCTCGCCACGGACGGCCCCGCGATGTTCGACACCCTGCCCGCCGAAGACCTCGCTGAGATCGCGACCGCCGACACGAAGTACCACAGCCGAAACGAGGGCGGTAATGACACCTGCACGTGGTGGCACATCCTCCGCGAAGAGGTCTTCGAGGCGGCGGCAGAGAGCGAGCCCACCGCGTTGCGTAAGGAACTCGTCCAGGTGGCGACCGTCGCAGTCAAGATGATCGACGCTCTCGACGCTTCTGGGGGTGTGCGATGAGCGCCGTGAGAGACCTCGCACCGGGAGATGTTGTCGACGGCCCCGGAGGGCTGTTCTCCGCCACATTCATCGCCGCGACCGCGCATCCGCTATTCGGCGGGCTGAAGCTCGTCGTGTGGCAGATGTCGGACGGAACCGTGTCTCTCGACGCGCTGAGCCCGTTCCAGCATGTGGGCGATGTCCGACGATCCGACGCTGGGCTGAGAGAAGCCGCGCTGCGCCGAGCACTGACCCCCGGTGTCGCCGGACAGGAAGGGGAGAAGCGATGAGCGAGTACATACCGACCGAGGCGCGGATCTGCATCGACTTCTGCAACGCGGCCACGAAACGTGCGCGGCCCGACGGGTCGTTCATGTCGATGGAGGATGCCGACGCGGCGTTCTCGCGCTGGCTGGCCGCTCACGATGCCGCAGTGCTCCGCGCGGCGGCGACCGAGCTCGACGAAAGCATCCACCACCTCAACCCAGCGAACCCGAGCGAGCTCGCATACATCAACTGCACCCGGATCGACGCGAGGTTGTTGCGCGATCGCGCCGATCGCGCAGAGGTGCCAGTGAAGCAGGAAGGAGAGAGCCGTGGCTGAGGCAACACATGGCGACATGATGAAGCTGTTGGAGTCACTGCCGCCGAAGTCAGTGGTCATCGACGAGGATCAGGACGCCTGGCAGAAGGACGACGAAGGCCTCTGGACGTGCACTGTCCGCGTCGCCAACACCGAGGCCATGGGGGCTGAGTCTGTCGCGATCATGGGACTGCTCCAAGTCGCGTACGTCGGAGCCCGTGCCGACGGATGCCGCTGCTACCCAGGTAGCTACTGCGGCGGTCCTGACTGCGCCCCGGACTCAGAGTGGTGACGGCGATGAGCCCGGAGTTCGCGATCGCGATCTATCTCGGCGTTCTGGTCTTGATTCTCTCGGTCGTATGGACCTTCACGAACGAGCTCTCGAAGTGGGCGGCGAACGCGGTCATCAATCGGATACGTGACCGCAGGAGCAGGAGAGACCGATGGCGGACGTGAAGCAGTGCATGGAGGGGCGCATCCACGGCCGGCACTCGTGGGAGGCCGACGAACCTTCTTCGCGGTGGCACGTCTGCCGCGGCGTGCAGGTTGCCGTCGTCGAGAGGAACCCTGTCGTCGGCGACGTCACCGGCATGACGTTCCCGTATCAGTGCACCCGGTGCAACCACATCCACGACACCGGACGACTCACCGACTGGCACCGATACCTCGACTGCACCGCATGGCGGTGCCCGAACTGCCAGTCCCTCATCGACGACCGCCCCGTCTCATGGGGTGGCTCGGCGATCCCACTCGACAGAGACGGAAGAGAGAAACGATGACCACCGAACGACGAATCGACCCGGGCGGCGCGCTCGTAGACGAGGCTGAAGAACTCGTGCGATCGGCGCAGTTCGCGTCGACCTCGATGCTGCAACGCAAGATGAAGCTCGGCCTCGTCCAAGCCGAGCAAGTTCTCGAAGCGCTCGTCGCGCGGGGAGTCGTCACGCCCGCTGATGGGTTCAAACCTCGCGACGTACTGCGCCCGCCGATGACCCTCGAAGAGAGCATGCGGGAGAGCAGACGCCGCGCCGCGCGTGCCACACCAAAACCGCGCGACCGTGCTGAACGCATCGTCGAGCTGCTCCACGCCGCCGACGCGTCGCTCTGCAGCATCCCGCACGGCCAGTACGAGTCCTACAACCCCCACCGGCAAGAGCGCGCCGTGCAGCTCATGCGCGACGCCCTCGCCCGGACCGAAGGGTAGAGGTCGTGATCCCCGATCCGCCGGGCCGCATCATCCGAACGCCGAACGTCCGGATCGCCGAAGCGCTCATCATGCCCGGCTCGATGTTCAGCGACGGCAAGAGCCGCGCCTTCGTCAACGACACCATGACCGACGAACAGGTCGCGAAGCTCGAGCAGGCGATCGCGGACGACGAAAAGATGCATCGCGCCGTCGATGCGATCCTCGCGATCACCACCCGAGTACGTGATCGATATGGCGTCGTGATCGGCGCCCGACCTGAAAGAGAGAAGCCGCATGACTGAGCTTCCAGGCCTCGAGCTACCGCCCGCCCCCGTCCCGCTGACGAGGCTGCGCGAGACCGAGCGCTCGATGCTCGATCGTCTCCGCGTCCGGTACGGGCGCACGTTCAAGAACGGGGACTACGTCGGCCGGCAATACGTCATCGCTGAGCATGTCCCCACGAAGCCGGGCACGTACGTCGGCGACCGCATCGCCGACGCCATCGTCCTCGACACATGGTCGACGCCACCCGCCGAGATCACCGAGGCAGAGCGCGAGCGCCGCGAATGGGGTGCACGACAGTCCATCCACGGGTTCGAAGTGAAAGTCTCCCGATCCGACTGGCTCACCGAGCTCCGCGACCCCGAGAAAGCCGAAGCATGGGCACGCTACTGCCACTACTTCTGGCTCGTCGCATCCTCGAAGGACATCGTTCGCGACGACCTCCCCGACGGATGGGGGCTGCTCGTCCCGCACGGGGCGAGCCTCCGCGTCGTGCGCAAGCCGCGCCGCCGCGACCCGATCCCGATGCCGACGACGATCGTTGTCGCTCTCGCACGCGCCGTGCGCAAGACCGAAGTCGCTATGGCGGCGACCCGAACCGAAGGAGAGAAGGGCCATGCCTGAGAAGATCACTCGCCCAAACGGGAGCATCTACCGCCCTCGCCACATCCGCACGCAGACCCTCGGCAACGAGGACGAGATCGAGAGCATCGTCGTCTTCGGGACGGCCGACCAGCGGGACGCGCGAGCGACCGCTGAGCTCGTGATTCGCGAGATGTCCGCCGAGTTCTATGACCACGAGAACTACTACCAGCTCACTGATGAACTCGGAGAGCCCGTGTGGTGGCGGCGGGAGCTGAGCCACTTCGAGGACAACTACCCGGTGTACAGCTACCGGGTCGACGAAGAGCGCGGAGCGTTCGGACTGTTGTTCAAGCTCGGCGTGCATGCGGATGACTGGCCGGACATGGACAGCCCCAGACCTTCCGACGTGCCGCTCTGGACCGACGAACCCGCATCCCACGAGACGAAAGAGAACCCATGAGCACCGACACGCTCGAGCACCAGGACACCACGACCACCCCGATCACGGACGACGGCGAGCACGACAAGTTCTCCCACTACGTCCGCAAGGAGAAGATCCTCGAGGCGCAGATCAACGGCGTGCCGGCGCGTGCCATCTGCGGGAAGACGTGGGTGCCATCGTCCGACCCGGAGAAGTACCCGATCTGCCCCACCTGCAAGGAGATCTTCGAAGACGACGGGAAGTTCCTGGACAATGACGCCTGACCGGAAGAGCGACTACGTCGCAACCGGCGAGCTCGACGAAGCGGCCGTGCCGATCGCCTGGCTCCCACGTCTCTTCGGCGTCTCTGAGTCGACGATCCGCCGCTGGCTCCGCGCCGACGACATCTCCACGTTCGACCACCCGACCGAACAGAGCCGCCCGGGCATGCCCGACCAGGCAATCAGGTGGGGGGACATACCAACGAATAATCCCGACTCGACACGCTGGATTCGTCGAACATCTGACCGGTAGCCCTGATAGAGTGTGAAACGCTGGATCTAATCCACACCCCGCCCCCGGACTTGCGGACTTCGGTCTCCCCCGGGGGTTTCGTGCTTTCGAGCACAGAGCCTCCCACAGTGTCGGTCGATCCCCAGTCCCGGCGAGCGTGGTCGAGGATGCCGCATAGAGAGCGGCGCACAGCCCCGAAGAGCCGGACTACACCGCCGGAGCGCACCACATGGCGTGCATAGGGGCACAACTTCACACGAGCTCGTTGACCGGAGACGCATACGGTCACCCGCCGAGAGCGGGGCAGGACAGCCCATCGAAACGCTGCCCCGCTCTCGTGCACCCCCAGAGCCGGGCGGTGCGGGCCTTTCGACAACTTCGGGTGCGCGGTAACCAACCCGCCAAGGCACCCCGAGCCGGACCCGCACCCCCTCACACTTCCCTTCGAACCCGGCGGTGCAACATGCGCGTCATCCTCGGCATCGTCGCGGGCATCACCGCGACGATCATCGGCTACATCGTCTGGCAACCCGCCATCGACCGCCGCCTCGCCGAGAACGCAATCGCATGGGTGTTCACGCACAACCCGCCCGCGACCCACCCCGACTGCAAACCGCGATACCGGACCTACCACCACGGCGTCGAGACCTCACAGGAGCAATGGTGAGCAACACAGCTCGGAAGGCCCGCAAGCGCGCCGGCATCCCGTACGCGAAAGCACGCAAGACACCGACCGCCCGCTACGGCGATCCCCTCGGCCTCGGCCTCATCACCGGCCCCGAGATCATGGCCCGCATCCTCGCACGGAGGTCGAAGTGAGCATCACCACCGAACCGGCAACCGACGCCGAGTTCCTGTGCCGCGACTGCGGCGCATCGTGGAAGGCGCAACTAGCCGCCGACGAGTGCGAGATCCTCGCCGCCGCCGAGACCCGCGCAGCACGCAACACGAGAGGCTGACCGCCGTGGCATGGTCGACGTCGAACCGGAAGTCGCAACTTCCCCCCGACTGGCCCCAGATCTGCAAGTTCATCCTCACCCGCGACCGGCACCAGTGCCAGCACGTGCGCGTCGACACCGAACGCAAATGCTTGCAATACGCGAATCAGGTCGACCACAAGGATCAGAGCCGGTCCCACGACCACTCGCCCTCGAACCTGCAATCTCTCTGCGAGTACCACCACCGCGTGAAGAGCTCGTCAGAAGGCGGTCAGGCCGCGTCGGCGCGTCGGAGAGCTGCAAAGAGACGACGGCACCCGGGATTGCTCCCGTAGGTGCAATTCAGTCGGCCGGCGTGCGGACGCCGCGACCCGGGCGGCTCGCAATCCACGCCTCGATCGTCTCTTCCGACCATCCCGAGTTCGCGTCGATCTTGACGTCAGCCGGAGGCATCTTCCCCTGAGCCGCGTACCCGCGCACCGTCGCCGGCGCAACACCGATGCGTGCCGCAACTCCGGCTGGCCCTAGGTACTGATCGGTCATACCTGCAATCATCCCATGCGCTGTAGAATCGCTCATGGTTCCTTCCCTTCGGTTGGATTCCACGCCCCGGCTCTGTTTCACCCTCCATCGGAGGTCGAGCCGGGGCATCTTCATGTCACCAGTCCTGCAATACGCCCGGATCGGTGACGTCGAACATCGCAACTTCGCCCGCCACCGGCGCCCTGCGCTCGCCCTGCGGCCACCGCACGCCGGCGAGCGGCTGCAACTGCCGCTCGTACTCGGGCGACGCAACGGGCGGCTGCAAGAGCCCCTCGAGCATCATCGCCGACGCAACTTCCGATGCGGCAACCGCGCCGTCATGCAACGCGTGAGTACCTCGCGAGCATGGGCGATCTGATCGGGCCGTGCGTTCGGATAGGTCGTGTCGAGCAACCGCAGCTCGAGCGCCGGCCGCAACTTCCACCCGTTCGCCCGGTAGACCCGGCGGATCTCCACCAGGATCGGGTTCGGCTCATTCGTCGGCTCATCCCAGCCCTCGGCGGTAGGCCGAATGGCGAGATCCTGTGATGCGAACATGGTGCAACTTCCCTTCGACATCCCGGCTGTTTCACGTGCCGAGAGCTGCAATCTGCAACCGTGCACGTCCCGGCCATGACGCCGGATGCCGCCTACGCGGAACGTGCGATCCTGCAACTAGAACACCTCGCCCCACACCTCGGCGTCGGCTTCCACCGTCGTCGGCGCGCTCTGCTCCCACTCGGCGAACGGCGCAACATCGGGCACGGTCGCGTTCGCGAGGATCGTGTGGATTTGCTGACGCGACAGACCGACCGCCCGGGCAATCGCGACCTTCGTCGCCCCCTTCGACGCCGCGTCGAGAATGAGCGCGTCACGCTCTGACGTGAGGCGACGCAACATCTCAAGCTGATCCAACGCGCGCTCTGCGGATTCCTCCCACGCGACTTGCTCCCGCTGCTCTGCCGCGCGCTCCCGCCACTCGGAGAACGTCACACGCTCCGTTCCCCAGTGCTCAATCCACCATTGCCGGAATTCGGACGTCACCAGCCCGCGCACCATGTGCGGGGCACCGTAGAAAGCGGCCTGTTCCGTCGTCATGCCACGCGATGCCGCCCGGGCAAGCCACGCGTTCGCGCGGGGCGTGTTCTGGAATAGATACGTGATGCCGCCCGTGTGATCGTAGAACTTCGCAAGTTCACCCGCGACATATTCCGCCCATGCCGAGAAATCATCCTTGTATGCGCTCATCGTCATTCCCTTCGGTCGTGCCCGGGTGTTTCACTTCCCGATGCTGTCCCGTGTCCCGGTCGTGAACCGTCGTCGCCTACGCGATGACACGGGGTCGTGCTGTCAGCCCTGCCAGAGCGTGCCGTCGTCATTCACCATGGCAGGCTCGCAATACGCCCACCAATTGCCATATCGATCCTGATCGATCGCGGGTGCCGCGTTCGTCCCGCAGATCAGCCGTCCGTCATCCCACGTCGCGACAGGCCCGCACGCTACGGCGGCATCCTCGCACTCGGGTGTCTCGGGAACGGGCGAGATCGTTTCCGCGGGCGTCGGCACGGGTGCAACCGTCTCGACGGGTTCCGGCACCGCGACGACCGGGGGAGCTTCCACGACCTCGGGAGCGGGTGCAATCGTCTCGACGGGTGCAACCGTGACTGTGTCCTGATCTTTCGGCACCGTGTCGGCATCCGTCGCCGCGACGGTGAACATGAGCGCGACGCCCGCGACCATTCCGCCGATGAGTGCAAGACCGGTCTTGTGTGATGTACGCATGATGATTCTCTTTCTTTCGGTTGGGTGTGATCCCCGGGTGTTTCACTTCCCGGAGGTGATGTAAGTAGGGGAGCGGGTTACGCGTCGGCGTCGGCGTCCCATTCCTCCCAGACGAATCCGCCACCGATCCCGACGAACGCCGCGCCATCGATGACGACATCGTGCACTTCGTCAACATCCGGCCACTCGGGATAGATCACCGACGGGCGGTCACCGACCCACGACAGCACGGGAGCGTCTTCGTTATCCGGCTCATCCGGGAAGATGCTCGCGAGGATCTCCCGATGCTCTGCGAGCGCGGCGACATCGAAGATGGGCAACGCAAACCCATTCCAGTGACGCCCATCCGTCGGGAGGAAAGCGGGAAGACGCTCGCTGTCACCCAGGATGACGTGTGCGGCGCGGTATCCGTTCGGCGTGTTCATGGTGTTCCCTTCGGTTGTGCAAGACGTGGTTTCATCCTGCCGTGTCCCGTGCCCGGTCGTGATCCGGATGCCGCCTACGCGGTCACGGGGGAGATGTCAGCGGTGCGCGCAATCGCTGTGCGCGCACGTCCATTCGTCAGCGGGAGCGAACAACGGCCCGATGATGACAGCGGGCATGTCATCGGAAAGCACGCTGTATCCGGTGGCGACGATGGCCGAAATCAGGGCATCGGCGCATTCGTCATGCATGCCGTACTCTGCCCCGCTGGCACGGACGCGAACGATGACCCCGGTAGCGGTGAGCGTGGCCATGGTCAACGCTCCCGGATGACGTGGGAGATACGTCCCGCGCGGGTGAGTGCGAACGTGTGCGGATCATCCCGAAATTCCGGGTTCTCGATTTCGTAGACCATCGAAGCGTTGTCGCTGATGCGGTGCGAGGCACCCCACTCATCACCGTCGAGAACGATGGACATGATGGGGTTGCCGTAGACCGTGTGCCCGTGCCTGATGACGCGTGCGACGGTGCCCGTGAGTGTCTTGGTAGCCATGGTGCCTATCCCTTGTGTGTGCCCGCGTGCTGCGGGTGATGTCTTCGGTTGGGTGTCGGTGTTTCACTTCCGACATTCATAACTATACACACGACCGTGTGTGTTGTCTACCCCTGATCTGAGATTCATCCACACACCCACGCCGGCCGGCATCGATGCCCCGCTGCGAGTAGCAGACACGCCTCTACCTCACAGACACGACAGACACACGCCCACCGTCGCCCCGCCTGTCACGCCCACGCCGTACACACGCCCCGTGTCGCCCCCCTTTACACACACCCCCGTACAGGCGGCACGTGTCAAGAGATACGACACCCACCGCCCGCCACACGCCGCAGGACACCGCGCCAGTGTCAACCGACCCGACACATGGGGGGCACCACCCCCCACCCCCCTCCGCTCCCCGCCCGCAAGCGTTCTGCCTCTCGCGGTGCGCGCGGGTCTGGGGGGTTCGAGCCCGGCCCCGAATCGAGGCGATCGCATGGCATTCGTCCGGTTCCGGGTCGCCACTCGAGCGAGCGGCATCCGCCGACAGGTCTGGGTGCACGTCTACGACGACCGCGAAGAGATGGCCCGGGCGCATCAGAAGCACCGAGGCCACGAATACGACCCAGACGACGGCATCGCCGGGGGAGTGGCGTACGGCGGCTTCCCGTGGCCACGGCCAGACCGGACGCCGATCGTCGTGATGCGCCTCTGGACGGGGCAGCTCACGACGCGCACCGTCGCGCACGAGTCGACACACGCTGCGGCCGCGTTCTTCTTCATGGACTGCGTCGCGGGGTGGCACAGCCGAGCTCGCACGTACCTCATCGGCAACCACGAACCTCTCGCGTACATGATCGGCGACCTCACCTCCGAGGTCATCGCCGGCCTGTACCGGCACCACCTCATCCACTGACGAAGGAGACACCATGGCTTCCCCCACGAACGAGACCGCCGAGGACCGAGCTCGTCAGCGGTTCATCACCGCGAGCGCCGGCAAGCCGCCGACGGACGAGCAACGCGCCGCCGTCGCGAAGATCAACGACCTCGTCGTGCAGCTCGCCGTCGCGATCGAAGAGAACACTCCGCGCTCGCGGAACCAGTCGCTCGCACAGACCGCGCTCGAGGATGTCTCGATGCGCGCCAACCGCGCCATCTTCGCCACAGGTCCGTCGGCCTGAGCGGTCCCGATTCGTCCAATTGGCAGGACGCCTGATTCTGGATCAGGTAATCGAGGTTCGAGTCCTTGATCGGGAGCAAGGGGCGCCGCGCCCCTCACAACGCGGTCCCGGGTAGCTCAGTTGGCAGAGCGTCCGACTGTTAATCGGCAGGTCGCAGGTTCGAGCCCTG